CGGATTGTTTATTAACTTGAGGAACGTACAACGTGATCCGGATTGTTTATTAACTTGAGGAACGTACAACGTGATCCGGATTGTTTATTAACTTGAGGAACGTACAACGTGATCCGGATTGTTTATTAACTTGAGGAACGTACAACGTGATCCGGATTGTTTATTTGCTTGAGGAACGTGTAACGTCACAGAACGTTTGCAATTACAAATCCGTTCCTAGTAAAAGTTGAGTGACACTTCTATATTGTCTTTCACCAGCAATGTTGGTGTTGGTGGGCGAGTTCATTTGGTATGGTTGTTGACTTGCATCACGTAGATAATCCAAGTATTGTTGCATTTGGGACATGACTTTGGGAACCACAGTGTTGATGACAATTTCGTTAAGGCGTTTAACTTCCTCTGTGTACTTGTTGTATAACTTTGTTTTCTCTTCTTTAGACATCTTTTCATCGACAAGGGCTGGATGAGCACTATACTCCAAGAATAAAGAGCGCATAATGATGAGCAGCTCGTTATTAGATTGATTATCAATACTTTCACCAGTCTCCCTATGAATGATGAAACGTATGACCTTTTGCAAGTTGTTGACATTGCTGGCAGAGAAAAACAACCTCGTTAGTAAAGTTTCCCCATACAAGTTCTTAAACAAGTGTTGTGTATTGGATTTTGATAAACTATTGTCATCAACCGTCAACTTGAAGCTCCCCGTTGCTTGTAAATGCGATGACATGTCAGTTGTTTTTGCAGATCTTTGATCCTTGATGGAAGCCAATGTCCGATCTTCTTGTGGCAAGTGCCCATTTGTAGTTTCAAACATGTTGGGGTGAAATTTTGTTTCTGGTTTGTTCATCTTAACATTACAGAATAAAAAAAAAGTAAGTAACACCTATTGCTCAATTTTCAAAAACGACAACTCTGAAAACGTTTTTAAAATATCAACAAATGTCCCGCGTTTTGCAGGTACGTATTGAAACATCTTTTCAAAAACATTACAGAAAATAACTTGATCTTTCTTTGATATTACCACGTCACCATCATATATGTCAGGGAATGTTTTAGAGTCCACTTTGAATTTCGAGTTGTGTATGGAGACAACATACGATTTGTGAAAAAAACTACTAAGCAACTTGGGCATCCTATCGTACACGAGGTTGTACAAAACAATTCCAGCACACCACAAGTCAACTTTGGCGGGATTGTACGAAGCAAGTTGAATAACCTCGGGCGGCATGTACTCCAGTGTTCCGATTCTCCCCTTTTGAAAAATAGGCAACCCATCATTTTCACTCAAGTATGATTTGGACTGTCCAAAGTCAATGAGTTTAATATCGTCCGTGACAAAGTCAATCATGATATTCTCTAGTTTTAGGTCCATGTGGGCAATGCCTTGAGTGTGATGCATGTAGACCATTGCATGTAAAAGTTGATTAAAATACTTGCAAAACTTTGGAAGGTGCTTCCGTATAAGGGTTGCATTCAAATAGTCTAAAAGATCCATCCCCTTGCAATACTCGAATGTGATCTCGAATGTTGTTACATTTAGCTCCAAAGTACGAATGATGAAAGGATGATCTAACAATCGTCCGATCGTAAACTCTTGCTTCAGTAACAAGTGCACAAGCTTGTCCTTGTCCTTGCCACTCAACTTTGAAAACAACTCATTACTTGTATTCAACGTTTTTACAGCAATAATTTTGCCATCCTTGTTTTTTCGTACACTTACCGTAGAAAACCCGCCCGTACCTATCTCTTTGCAATCGTCTATACCAAGACTATCATGGCGATGCAATACACGACGGATGCAGTCTTCTTCATTCATCCTCGGTTTTTTTGTCCTTTAACTTCAAGTTTCTTGGAGCTTCCAAACAAAGATTTTCATTTTTTTCAAAGATGCCCAAAGTGCAGAAAAATTGTAAACATGCCGTTCTCTTATCATGGTCTCTAATTATATCTGACAATGCTTCCTTGATGTATTCCTTATTAGAGGAGTCGGGATGGTCTATAGACAAATACAAACCAAAGTATAGTACTACAAACATCATAAGTATGTTCTTGTCGTAATGTCCCTCGATGCTGTTTTCGATTGTTGAATTTATATCGTCTGTATACAAAGCATCTACTAGTCTGTTCACAAATGGGTATGTTCGTGCCTTTATGTCTTTCATGTTTGTGCCTGTTTTTATTATGCGCAACTTTTTTTTAAATTAAATTAATAGGTAAAGTCAAGGGAGCATGATTATTACATCCAAAGCGGCACGGCAAATCCAATACATGATAATCATCATTGTATTCCTTTATTATTTCAAACCCACTGTGTGCTTCAAAACCAATGGAAAGCTAAGGACGCATGGAGTTGGCAAAGATGATGAAGGATATAAGAAAACGCTATATACGTTTCAATTCATCATATTTATGGTTGCCATTGTACTTAGTCAGTGCTTGTAACATTGTAATGCAATTATCCCCAACTTTTCAGTTGGGGCTAATTGTTGGTGACCGTCTTACAAATTGTTTGGTCCAAATAACTTGTTCAAGTCCTCTTGTGAGTCCTCAAACATATCCATATTTTTGTCGAGCCACTCTTTCTCAAGAGCGTCAAATACGCGTTCTTCTTTGAGTTGACTTGTAAGGAGAACAGGAAATTCCTCCATAGAAGGGACAAACTCGACAGCATGAATGTTCAATTCCATTTTGCTTAGGTGGTGTTGGGTGTGTGTGGTTTGTTAGAATCTGAAATATAATTCAATTTTTGTCTGGAAGAAAATGATTTAAAATGCGATTTTGCAAGTCTATTACAAAAAAGGTCATGGGGGTCACCACACGATCTATGTTGTTTAAAGCCAGGACTGACTCTGCTTGTTTGTTAGAGAAGTTGAAGCGCAAGTTGAAGCACAAGGGGGCGCGGCAAGGGATTTTGTCAAAGAAAAACGTATTAGATTGGTGTTTCCCGTCATCAACATTTGTTAAGCGTTTATCGCCTTGCCAAGAAAAAAAGTGGGGCATGTCTTTGCTAGGGTACAAGACCAATCAATGGACGACGAGATGTGGCGAAAGCATCCTTGAAGATGCTTTACTTAGGCTTGATAAGAATCCCAAAAGACTAGACAAGAAAACACAATTAAAGGGGGAGAATGGCAGGCATCTTGTCCCCGACTTTGAAACAGATGATGCTTTATACGAATGTAAAGCGCGCACCTACACAACAACTGGCACGGCCGGCGAAAAGATTCTTGGCACTCCTTGGAAGTATAGCGAGTGCTTCAAATTGTACAAGAAACCCCTATATATAGTATGCATGGGATACCAAGAAAAAGAGGCCGAGAACGATTTTTGTCTCTTCAATACAAAGTCACATGTGCGCAAACAACTACTAGACTGTTTTGAAAGACAAGCAAACATTAAGTTCATCAAATTTACGGATTTGCTCAAGCAATTGCTATAAACATCATTTTGCATTAATCAAGTTGAAATCATCAATTTAATTAAAAATATACTTACAATACAATGTCCTTGAAACCCTTTGTAAAATGGGCTGGGGGGAAACGTCAAATTTTGCACAAAATTAAGGCGTACTTTCCAAAGCCCGAAGAATTCAACAATTACCATGAGCCTTTCATTGGAGCAGGGAGTGTGTTTATGGAATTGAGCAATTCTGGTTGGTTTGGAGACAAGGACATATTCATTTCCGACATTATGCAACCTCTCATTAATGTTTATGAAACAATACGAGACACCCCGGACGAATTAATGCACGAGCTTGACCATTACACCCAATATACAAGTGAGAAGGATGCATTTAATAAAGCAAGACAATTGTACAACTCCTTAAAAGTCGATCCGAGTTCACAAAGTATTTTGATGGCAGCCCTTTTTATATATCTTAACAAAACAGGATATAACGGCATGTACAGAGAAAATAAAAAGGGAGAGTTCAACATTCCATTTGGGAAGCACCCTCCAATGGTCATGCTTTATCATGCCGACCAAATTAAGCAACTGAGTTGCATATTACGTAATCCACGTGTTCATGTAATCGCACAAAACTATAAACATGGGGCTGATAATGTGCGACAAACAGATTTTGTCTACATGGATCCTCCTTACTATGGTACATTTTCAAAATACAACAAAGATGATTTTGGAAAAGAAAAACATGTCGAGTTGCGTGACTATTTTATTGCGCTAACAAACAGAGGATGCAAAGTTGCCCTTAGTAATTCAAACGATCCATTCATAATGGAATTATATGCAAACATTCCTGGGGTGCGGATTGTAGAGATTGAAGCAAGGCGTTATGTCAATAGCAACCCAGACAAGAGAAATGAATATCACAAAGAGTTACTTATTATGAACTACTCCTGAACTACTCGCGTTTGGAAGTGGCCTTGTCTTTTTTGCTGTGTGGGAGTTGTCATGACAATTTTGTGCGGAATTATCTGGGGTTTTTTCTCGTGCCCTCTTGGGGCCTTTTTGGATAGGAGTGTCAAGGGTGTTCATTCTTGTTGTGCTTTACAAGCTTGTCTTTTTTAAAACCTTTTTTTTAAATAGTTATCAAAGCGTTTTTGTCTCCTCTTATGTACGGTAATTGCAAATTATACATATAGTAGTATAAATGACCGGTTCCTTGTAGTAATTTAGACTTGCTGCCATCTTCAAACATCCCAGTAGTTGTGATCATGTCAAATATATCCTTGGTTTTACAAAATTCAGCTACATACTCCAAGATACAAAGTGGGGTTGAATTAGGGTTTACAAACATGCAATATATATACCCATTATTGCATACTTCTACCCGGTCAGGCATATTGATAACGGTATCAAGCATGTACATGCACATATAGTCGGATACATTATTGTCATTGTCCATGATAACAAAGTGGTGAAAGGCTTTTGACCTAAACATTTCCAAAATATCACTTGTGTTTTTGACATCGAATATATGATGTGTTTTTTGATTGTACAAGTTCAAGGCATGTGCAATGGTCCTTGCAAGCTCCGTGGACACACCACTGTGCCCGTTGAAATGCTGTATTTTCTTACATTCTAAAAAGTTTTTGGGATAGCTAAAGGAACCATAAATTTTTTGGGCGGTGGGGTCGTTAAATGACTGCTGAATCATGTCCATTTTCAACAACTTTTTGATATTCAAAGGTCGATGTTGATAGCTTATGAAACTAAAATGCTCACTGTTGATTCTTTTGCCAATAGTATAAAATGCACATTTGACCTCGTGTTTGAAAAGGGTGATGCATTCCTTGGTCAAAGTATTAATCATGAACGATGACATATGCATGTGTCGAAGTGCGGGCGTTAATGACAAGAAATCACCTTCGATCCCAACAAACGCATTACCCAAGACATTGAATGTTCTGTTTGTCCCGGCAATAAACCCGACCATATTGTTCATATTTGTCTTGTCGTTAAAGTGCTTTGGGAAGAAAACGAGTGAAACTGTATTCCTGTTCAAGAAATACTCTAGCAATTCGAGTGAGTACCTAAGGTTGTACTTGCGATCCGCATTTTTGTAATTGTTATTGACAAATTCCAGAATGACAAGTTTGTCTTGCAAGGACAAAGAAGAAAATGTTATACACTTGTAATCTAGGGCGCATTTGTTTATTTCCAGCTCCTTTGTAACGTTTGCTAATAAAGAGTGTGTATCAGTCAACTCTGTTATTTGCTTGTTAATTTTTAATGGTTTATTTTTCCAAAAGCTCATTTATTGTTTGCGCGCATTTTTTTTTGCCTTCTTAGACGAATCCTTTTTCAATGAATCTTCATAAACAAATTCTATTTTAGAGGTTTCTGGGAACCGTTTCAACAATACTTCAGTTTGCCGTTTCAGTTTGCCATTTGAAGACTCTTTTGAATCCCGACTTTTGGTCCCCCAGTCAATGTACAAGTAAAATGGTTCAATAAACTCTACAATATATTGTGACTTTGCTAATTGGTTCATGATAAAGATGATACACGAGTTCATATCATATGATGGCTGACCGATAAGAATCTTGGGTACTTCGAATATTACAAAAGTCTTGTCCGTGTGGCGATTTGTATAGACAATTTTTTCAATGCATTTATTCAAGACGACTGTGAAGATGTCGTTTTTCAAGTTGTCCTTTGTTGATTTCTCTTGATGTAATGAATGAATAGTTGGAATCGATGACATTTTTACCTACTATTCTATTTTATTTTTAGTTTACTGTTAATACAAACGCAATATTATATAAACGTACTATTATTCAACACAACTAAATTATTGGCAATGGGTAATTGGTAATTATGGATGCACCTTACAACAAGATACCGCCCTTGTTTCGAAAACTTGAAGAAATGTCTGTTAAACCGGGAGACTTTAGGCAGCAAGTGAAAGAGATACTTGATGAAAACCCGAATGCTCTAAATGAAGTTCATGCTGATTTGTCGGTTTACAGTTTTGCAACGCTACTTGGGTTAAGGACGTTGCGTATTTTTCACAAGATTGTGTTGGAAAACATTGGTGACAATTCATCGTATGAGATTCCCTCGCCATCGAATAAGAAAAGGGCAATTCATTATGCTGTTGAGAACTCCACTGCAGAGTTGGTAGAGTTTTTGTTGCATGATGTTGGCGTTGACGTCAATGTTGTCGATGCCAGGGGTGATACACCATTGCATATGGCTTGTAAACACAAAAAGATAAGAATAGTACAACTTTTGCTTGTTATTGGGGGAATGAATGTCAATATTGTAAACAAGCACAGACAAACGCCCCTAATGTTGTGCCTTGCGAATGACAGTGTCGATATAACGAGCCTTTTATTAAAGCGAGGAGCTCAGTTTGAAAAGATGATGGATGGTGTCATGAGAATGGGTTCTAATGACATGATAAAATTGTTCAAGAGACATGAGCGGAACCTAAAGAATAAGCGAGCATCAAGGAAGCGCGATGATGCATACACGAGAATAACTGATAGATTAAAGAAGGATTTTATATTTGTGTGTAATGAGCTCGATAACAATAACAATTTGGATGCAGTGTTGCATTTGGCAAGCAAATTGCATGTTCAACACAAATTTGACGACAAGGACACAAAATTCATGAAAAAGCATTTGTGTGGCTTGATATCAGAAAAGGTGCTATTAAAAAAGCAATTTAGACACTAATAATTCGCGTTCGTTCACGTTTGTAGACCCTGGACGCGAAATTGCGTTTACACAATGTTTCTGAGATTTATTTTAGGGATGCTGCGTCTATTGTATGCTTTCGATTCTTGTAATATTTTCACATTAATGTCCGGCGACATTTCATAACAAATTGAGGACGCACACACATCCTTCAATTTGTTATTGTACTGCAAACAATTAGCAACTATATCATTTGTGAAAAGATGAAGGTATTTGTGCTTGTCGCTGTATTTGTCATTCGACACCAAAACACATGATTGATTAGAACATGTAAACTTGTGAAAGAAATATTGGCATAAAAAATCATCCTTGTTCTTGTCCATAAGGTTGTGCGAATATTGATCCTCTATTATGACAAACAAGACACGGTAGCGCTTGTACAAAATGAGAATATCTCTGAGCACAACATCGTAATCGTTCAATTTCTTCATCACAAAGATAAAGTTGCTCGTCTGTGGAATGTTTGCATACTTGATATACTTTGTAAAAAAAAGGTTGAAAAAATCCCGTGTGTCTTCCACTTTATTCGCATGCTTGACAGAATGAAAGTTTAGTTGTTGCTTCTTGTATTTAATTTCTCTGAAATCTGAAAATATGTTCAAATAGTCCACAATATATTTTGACATAATCAATAAATATGCCCCGTTGCATTAAAATATCAAGATTGTTTAAATTCAATTGTTTTCGTTAGCTCCAAAAGTAGGAAAGGATTGATGAATGTGCATTCGCTGTAGGTGGTGTAGGTGTTGTGAAAGTGGCTTGCTCATAACAAGCGTTGATAACATCTTTAATTGTGGGCAACATTGTGTACTCTTGTCCAATAAATATTCCAAGTAATAATACAAATGTTGTGTAAATCATTACAGGTGTGCTTTGATGTGTTGCAAGTCATCAATCCAAAGGTCTTTTTCATTTTTTGCCAACAAATTTGCCAATTGTGTTTCTTTGTCTCCTTTCACTTTCAAGAGTTCGTCAATCTTTTCTCTTGACAATGATATGAGTTGCATACGTACTAAATAATCAAAAGAGCCTTCACTCTGCTTATAGCCATTACTACCAAGCACTTTATAAATTTCCTCTCTCGTTTTTCTGTTAATGTCAATCTTCCCCTCAATGTACTCTTCAATGAACCGCACTTTGGTCGTTAGTATCTCAAGTTCTTGCTCAAGTTTGTTTATCATGTACTGCCTCCGTTTGACGTAGAACTCGAGCCGGATATCGCAATAGTCAAGCAAAATGTCCAAAGTGCTCTTGTATCTTGAGGGTACAAGATTGTCATCAAACAAAAACATGTTGTTGGTATTGAAAGACTTTAGCAACTTTAACTCCTTTTCCAAAAGGTTGGAATTCACAAGCTTGTCGAGCTCTTCGCTTGATTTAAACTCTACTATAAACTCAATGCCCGTGTTTTCATCAAGAGTTTTGTTTTGTACATCTTTTAGTAATAACGCCCTCTTTTTCTTTGGCTCATCCTTTTTGCTTGCGCCCTCAATCAGTGATTCTAAAAACTCTTTGTATGACGTCACCCAAGTTCCTACGGGCAGTTCCGTAATTTGAATTTGTGTGTCCGTAATCCGCGTCCAACGCCCCCGTGACACATACGACCCAGGTTCTACCTCTGTTATCTCGCCGTTGAAATTCTTAAAGAAGGGTTGCATGGTTGTCGGTGTTTGGTTTGCTAGGATTGCTTGGATGTTGGCAATGATGTCCACGGGATTGTGTGGAGGAATAAAGGTTGAATACCCCGTACCAATGCCTTCGCATCCATTGACAAGCACCATCGGAAGAATAGGAAGAAACCATTCCGGTTCAACTTGCTGCCCATCGTCGTCCAACATGTTCAAGAGTGGTGCATCATCTTTGTGGAATAATAGAGGAGTCACGGCTGACAAATGAGTAAAGATGTAACGCGGGCTTGCAGCGTCTTTGCACTGCAATCTCGACCCAAAGTTGCCGTCGGGGTAAAGCAGGTTGATGTTGTTCGTACCCACAAAGTCTTGAGCCATCCCAATAATTGCTTGTTGCAAACTGACCTCACCATGATGATAGCTTGTTTCGGCAGAGACATACCCAGATAGCTGCGCAACTTTAATTGACTTTGTAATGTTTTTTTGAAGCATGTAGTACAATATCTTCCTTTGACTTGGCTTTAATCCATCACACATACTCGGTATAGATCGTAGATTGTCGTAGATTGAAAAATGGATCAACTCCTTGTGAATCAATTCCTGGAAACTCACACGGTTTTGACCAGAAGAAATGTACAAGTCCCTATTGTAATTGCTCAACCACATCTTTCTCTTGTCCGTACACTTGACTGTTAATTCGTTCTCAGAGTCGCTTTTTGGCTTGATGTTTTTGTCCTTTTCAAATGCCAGCAAAATGGAATCGTCACATTTGCCATCCTTGTAGTAGTAATCAATCCGGAGATTTTCAATCCGCTTGAATGTGTCTTTTGCGTCCTCTTTTGTTGAAGTTCCAAGTCCCTTGAAATATCGAATATGATATGAGCTCGCATTGATACCAGAATTCCTCCACAAAGTGTAATCTTGTTCCGTGTAAAACTCGATCACACTTTTGCCCTTGACGGCCTTGATAATCGGTGTTCTGATGGTTTGCACAAAATTTAGTTTTATCAAGCTTGGCCAGTATGCATGAAGAAAATTGACCAACAACCCCTTGATATGTGAACCATCCGTGTCAGCATCTGTTAATATCATCACCTTGCCATACCTAAGGTTGCTTGTGTTATTGTACTCTGTATTTTGTTTTAATCCAATAATTTGTTTCAAATTGTTGATTTCTTCATTGTTGATTAATTGCTGGGCAGTGGCGTCACGAACATTTAGACATTTACCACGCAAAGGGAAGATTCCGTACTTGTCGATGCCCTTGTCTAGTACACTCCTTCCCCACAGAGCAAACGTCTTTGCACTATCTCCTTCTGTAAGGATAAGAGTACAAAGATTGGACTTGGCTGTACCGGCCCACAAAGCGTCTTCCAACTTGGGGATGTATATTTTGCTCTTTTTTACGCCATCTGTTTTTCTTGCCAAGTCAACCGACTCTTTCATTTTGTAAATTTGCACAATGTCTTCAACTATACAAGATTTCCATAGCTTGTCTATAAACTTGTCGGACACTTCTGTTTTACATCCAAAGTCCTTGGATTGAGTTGTGAGCTGCTCTTTTGTTTGACTTGAAAATTGGGGATTGACAATTGTCGCTCGCAGAAATAAAAACATTCGCTCCTTTATCATTGCCTGTCTGACGTCCTTTAGTTTTTTCTTGCTTTCCAAAAGGGACTTGAGCTTGTTGACAATTTGATACATGATGTAATCGACATGTTTACCCCCTTGATACGTTGAATTCCCATTGACAAACGAGACCTGTTCAAATTGCTCCCATGGTACTACAACATACTCCCATACAACATTGTAACCAACACCCGGTATCTTTTGTTCATTCCGTTCTGCAATAATTGAGGTTTTAGACTCTTCAAAAAAATATTTTACATAATCAAGCAATCCCTTTCCTTTTATCTTCTCACCATTGACAAACACTGCGACGTGTGGGTGCGTGCAAGCAATGCAATCGTATATTCTCTTATCAAGTAGACTAATCGTATCCTTGTCTAGACATTTCATACCAAAGCGTTCATAGTCTGGTACAAAAGATACGAGTGTATAGCTTTTCCCACTGCTTTTGGTTATTTTTGGCTTTGTCCTTTGGGACATGTTGTTTGAATATGTTTGTGTGAATTTCAAGTTTCTCTCAGAATCAATCGTTTCAATGCAAAACTTTGAGCTGTAAATATTTGCCAACTTGATTCCCAGACCATTTGTGCCCGCACCAGTCCTCAACTCGTTGTCATCGTAGTTGCTGCCGGAAAGCATGTGACCAAAAATGAGCTCGGGCACATACATGTTGTGTTCTTTATGCTCAACTATAGGAATGCCATTGCCATTATTCCAAATACGGATTTCTCCAGTTTCTGTATTGTAATCTAGTTTGATCTTGTCAAGTGTTGGATCACGGTTACTATGATCCAATGCATTTGTTAATACTTCATCAAATATTTTCAGAAACCCCGGTGTATACTCTACCATTTTTTTTACCATTCGCTTTTGAACATTGTCGAATACCCAAAGCTCTTCCACCGTTCTCTTTGTGCTGCCAATGTACATGCCCGGACGCTTTAATATGTGCTCAAGCTGAGTCAATTTCTGATACGTTTCCTCGATCGTCTTTTTTTTCACCGTCATCTTGGTGTGTGTGTGGGGTGTCTGGATTGCAATTAAACAACGCAACACTTTAAATAGTTTTCAGTTTATTATGAAAGAGTCCCTCGCTCGCATTTTTTGTGTAATTTTTTTATAGACTCTAACTAAGAGGATGTCAAAGCCAATAGTTAACGATAAAATCATATATCAAAATATTTATGGTAGAGTTAACAATCACGAAGGCTTTCTTAATCAAGGGGTCAGAAAGGGCGACTCGCCAACGTTTGCCAACATTCAACTGACGGGGGATGCCACCATAGAAGGCAACTTGTATGTAGAGGGAAACACCACAATTGTTAATTCAAATGTCATAGAGTTTGAAGACAATATTCTGCTCATCAACAGAGCAGAAACTGGGTCCGGAGTGACACTAAACCAGTCAGGGTTGGAAATTGAACGCGGTATATATGAAAACTACAGGATTATATACAACGAGTTGGACAAGACAAGTCGCATCGGCGAGATAAGCAACTTGCAAGCAATTGCAACAAGGCAAGATGCGCCACTCGGTCACGGAATCATGACTTGGAATGCAGTTGACAAGAGGCTTGATGCAACCGATACCATACGAATTGACACTACTCTTAGTTCCACGACAAACTCTACAAGTAGTTCATCGGGTGCTCTGGTCATCAAGGGCGGCATTGGAGTTTCAAAGGACGTCTACATGGACGGGCGGTTGTATTTAAAGGGATCTACCGGGGGGAGCTCTCTTTGGACCGACACGTTGAACACCATGAATATAACAGCGTCAAATGATATCAATCTCTCACCAACACGCAACGTGAAAATCCCGTTTGACAAAGCCATGGTATTTGGCAACGAGTCACAGTACATCAATGCAAACGGTATTACCAACAACTTGAGCATTCAAGCAGGGGGGCACATCAACTTTTTGCTTGCTGCAGGAAAGCGCATAACCATTCCAAACCAAATTCCAATCACATTTTCCACTGAAAACGAGAGGGTTGTTGCCGACGATTCAAACAACTTGATTATTGCTAGTAGTCAAGATGTATATATTAATCCAGGAGTGAACAAAAAGGTGATGGTTCCCGTGGACACACCCATTTCCTTTGGTAATATTTATCAAAAGATTTCTAGCAACTTGAACAATGATTTGACAATATCAGCAAACAACAATATCAATATTATTCCTGGCACAAACTTGAATATCAAATTGCCTAGTGACAATGGTGTATTATTTGGAAACACAGGAGTTCAACGCATATACGCAAACAACATCAATCAATTGTTCATTACAAGCACTTCCGATTTGAAGCTCTCAAGTCAAACCAACATAACCATCCCCGTGGATATTCCATTGACGTTTGGAAATGATTACGAACAATACATAAAAAGTGACACATATGGCAACTTGTTGGCGAGTGCCGGCCAAGGTGTCAAAATTCTTGCGACCAAACAATCATCTAGTGTAGGAGATGGTGCACTCACAATTTCAGGTGGAGTGGGTATATCCAAGAATGCTCACGTGGGGGGTGACTTGTTTGTAAATGGAAATATTACAGTAGCTGGCACGACGAGTTATCTCAACACAGAGACCCTGCTAGTAAAGGACAATCTTTTTGTCGTAAATAGCGAGTCCATCAACGGCATAGATGGAGGCATGTTGATAAAGAGATCGGTTTTGTCAGCAACAAACGGAAATACATACGCGTCTGTATTTTATAAAGAGTCAAATGACGAGTTGACATTTGCCTACACCGCGAGTGATTCTGGAACAACGCTAGGCATTACAGACTATATTCCAGTGCGTTGTGACTACCTACGCATAAATAATTCAACAGATGCGACCAACTTTAGCAACGGCAGCTTTTCAACGCTAGGTGGTGCATACGTTGACAAGAATCTAAGGGTGGGCCAAGACATAACCGCTAGTTCGCTATACGTCAATAATCATGCAACATTTACAAACGTCACAAGCACAAACATTAAAAGTACAAGCCTTGAAAGTGTCAACATTGCCTGTACAAACGCAACATGCAATTCTATTAAATCGGCCACTATTGAGTCAAGTGCAATCACTACAGGGACATTGAATGCATCAAGCGTTTCGATTTTGAACGCAGAAGTGACAAACATGTCAGGGTCCGCGCTGAATCTTTCAAATGGTGTTACAGCAGGCAATGCGCAAATAATGAATGCAAACATAACAAATATGACGAATGCGTCATTGCGGAGCACGGACATCGTCACTTCGAGTGTGTATGCAAGCTTTGGCGAATGTGTGTCATTCACAAGTGGATTTTCAAGTATTACAAATGCAATGATTGATAGTGCTACTATTGGTACTCAATACGTTACGAACGGTATTTTCCAAAACTTGACAACGGGTACTTTGACTTCGCCTTTATGTTCACTCGGCAACTTGTTTACAACGACGAGTGGAAATGTCGGGATAAAGAACAAGGCCCCGTCCCAAATCCTGGAAGTGACTCCTATTATGAATACAAGCAGTCAAAACAACGGGCTAAGATTATCAACAGAAGGGATTATTGATGATGATTCTTACAAGTATGTCAACTTGAACTTGAAGTCGACTGCACAAAACGCATTTAGATTTGGGATTGACGTATTAAATGGATCAAGTACAGGAACATTGATCGAATCCATTAGCATCCCATTAGCATCAGGGTACGTTGGCATAAGCACAACAAACCCCAGCTACATACTTGACGTTAATGGAACACTTGGTGTCTCTGGTACATTGACCACCAATAAAAGAGGCGATGATGCAATAATAATGACATTTAATACTGATAGACCATGGTCATTGAAACAAAATGGTTCAGGAACCTCTGCTTCATTGGTACTGCAACCTCACAACCCTGGTCAAGAGTATATTATACAGGATTTTTCAAATAATAATGTTTTTGTAGCTTCGTCGTCTTCTGTTACAATGCCAAACACGATTGTGACAAACTCGTTGGTGACAAATCAAACTGTCTCTAACAGTATTTGCTCAAATATCACCTCTAATTCATTAATTGTCTTGCAGAATCTAAGTGCTACTGGCACAAATAACACTATTGGTTCCTTGTTCACCACAAGCGGCGGTAGTGTAGGCATTAAAACATCAAATCCCGCAGAAGTACTTGATGTGTATGGAAATATTCATATTGGACAAGAGGGTACACAAAGCAACTACATTTCATTTTATGGAATTCATGGCGATACCTATATCGGGGAACGCTCCAAGGGGGTAACGCAAAGTGAATTGCTAGTGTTCAAAGAAAGCACAATCAGAACGTTGGCTAGAGAAATAGTCTTTGACACGTACAATCTTTCGGGAACAACAAGAACGTTTGACCAAGTGGCAACGAATGGAACGACAAGAATGACAATAAATACTAGTGGCAATGTCGTTGTAGCACAAAGTATGACCATTCAAGGTGACATTGACGTTAAAGGAAAACTGATGGGGGGCGTGACTTCTCCTTCACTCGCATTTTCAAGCGTACAAGGGTGTTCAATAATTGACTATTCTGCGGCCAAGTTGCTCCAAATATCAGATGAAGCACTTTTCTCTTTTGCCGTATCCATAACGCCGTCCGCATCAAGTAGCCTTTGTACTTTTCAGGTAGAAATGCCTGGTCGCACATCCAATTTTGCCAATAGAATAGATTTGGTAGCGTCATGTAATGGTTACACAGATGACGCGGCCGTGATACCTTTGTTCAATGCGCTTTGCGTTGCTCAAAGGGATACTAATAATGGATTCATACAATTTCAAAGCGTGTCCACGGGTGTACATTATTTGACTGTGTGGTGTCGCTACACAAGCATGTAAGTGTTAATTGCCCGTCGATCCAAATCCTGCTTGGTTTCTTGAAGTGTGACGGAGAGCATCAACGAGCTTGAAATGAATAGGGGAGGCGTCCGCATTTACTAATTGGACATAGCGTTGGCCCTTTTTGAGAGTAAATGTTTCACTTGATGTGTTGTAGAGTGGGGCTTTAATGTTGCCGGTGTAAGCACTGTCAATTAATCCGATAGAGTTTCGCATCAACAAAGGAGTTTTCGAAATGCTTGAACGTGGAAACAAAAAGTAGGAATGATAATTGTAAAACTCTCCTTTGACCCACTTTCGGATGCACCACGAAAACGATCTACTCTGGCACTGAACACCCATGTCCACAAGCATAGTTTGTCCGGGCTCGATTTCAATATCTTTCGGAATGAACAAATCAAGACCAGAGTCTCCATCGTGGTAAGTAGAGTGGGAGTTGTAAGCTTCCATTACTTCTGCATTGGCACTAGAAATAATAAAGTGCTTTTTGTTGAACCGCATTTTTATTTAAAATCAATCATTGATTTTAAATCATTTTTTCTTGAGAGGGTTTAGGTAATGACATTTCATATTTTAATGAGCCTTGTGGTTACAAATACATTGACCTTTCTTGTGACGTATTGGTTGCACCAGCAGGGTTGCGATTTGGAAGCCCGTTTGGAAGCTGTCGAAAAAAGATTTGACAATCTAGACAAGTATCTACAGATGAAAAACATGAAACATGAAGAGCTGAATGACAAGCTAGAAGACTTCATTACAAGCAATTATGACATTGTGGATTAAAATAGCAATTCCATTACGTATTTAATTTGAATACTTATATTGTAGTTTAATATCAAGGACATGATTAATAATCTAGTAACGCTTTTTGCGGGTGACAGCTCCAGCTCCAGCTCCAGCTTTCAACTGCATTTGCAAATAAAGACATTGTTATTTTGCCTTTGTATCATGTTTGTAATGACGTCTGTTTATCCAAAGACATATGCTTTTGTAATCATTCTCGTTGTGTTTGTTTTTTTCATGATGGATACATATGTTCGTGTTGAAAATGACACCTTGAATGACGTGAACAAAATGACAATGTTGCACCTAATAAAGCTTCAAAACAAGATGTTGGAGTACGAAAGACAAAGAGAAAAAAGGTTCAAGGTGACCCGTGGTTTTAAAAAAGAAGCTCTAGACTCGTTGTTTATCGATGCGAGCTTGATCCATTTTTTACATTCGTTATTGCCTTTGTACGAATACAATCCCGGTGAGTACTATCTGCTACTTAAAGGAGCAAATAGAATACTGAAAATAAGAAAATCTGTCGAAGATTATTATGCGGCCAATGAGGCCACACCCGACAACATTGCCGAGACTCTAGAAATTGCTTTGGAACTAAGAACGAAAACTATCAACAACATTCATACATTTATATACACAGTACCAAAGCAACGACAAATGTACACTTTTGTAGAAAAAGCAATTGAGCAGTATGCATATATCATAGATGATAGCATAAACGCTATACATCAATATTATCTCCTTTCCGTTAAAAATATAAACACAAGTACAAAATTCATATACTCAAAAAGTGGGCATGCAAAACCATACGAAAACACAACAAACCACTATGTTTAGATATGATCTGAAAATAGTTTATCGATGTACCTAATCAATCCTTTGCCACCTCTGACGGCTTTGAAATAAGACACAAGTGATTGATGCAGTGTTGTAAAGTCTATGGTTTCCAATGGACCAGTGTATGCCAATGTACGCTCAAATAAAGGGGTGTTGTCGTTGTTGACGATAAAAGAATTTGACAAGTCTATGACGATGAATGACCTTTTTTCCACATTGAAAAAAACATTATCAATGTGCAGGTTGGCATGGACAATTGTCGTATTCAATTGACAAACAAAACCCAACAATTCATGAAGTATGAGGTGAGTATGTATCCTAAGGTTCAAGAGCGATCTCAAAGATACACAATGCTTTACGTTGTAGTTTATTTGTTGGTTGCTGTCATTGATTGAAAAAGGGGTAGTGCTCAAGTGCTCAAGCACAAGAGCTTCCCATTGAAAATGGACAAATGCGCTGAATTCTTTGCGAATGTTGTGGTGCTTGTCCTTTTTATAAAAACATGGATGGATGCTTTTCTTGTTCAAGTACATGCACTCCTGGTCCATCGCCCGCTCGGAATCTTTAAAAACGGAATTGACAAGTGATTGCCGTTGACCTTTGAGCATTTACAAACGTGTTTTCCTGCTTTTAAACAGAAACCTTTGTGAAATTTGAGAGAATTTTGTATTTAAAATTAACATATTTGTAACGGATATAATGAAGGAGCGGATATTTGAGATCAAAACTTTGAAATCAGTGATTTTGAAGAGCGTGTTTGAAATCATCAAGCCTTACATCAAGGAAACAAACATTTTGATCAACAAGGAAGGAATCAAGATATCAACGTTGGACACGTCAAAGGTTTCGTTGACCTACATCAAGTTGGATGCTCCAAAGTTTGAGTCTTATATGTGTGAGAAGCCAGTCATCATTGGCATTGACACAACAACGTTTTTCAAGACCATCAAATCCGCTAATAGGAGGGAAACCATTACGTTTTACATGAACAAAGGCGATGAAGACAAGCTTGGAATCGAGTTGGCCGACCCATTTATGGGGAAAATTAAAGATTACAAGATACCTTTATTGGCATTGGATGACAAAATTGTCAATATGACGGAGATGTCATTTGATTACGTAATCAACATGCCCTCGATTCAATTTCAGCAAATCATTAAAGACATTCAACTCCTAGAAGGAAAGATTGTGGAGATCAAAAGTATAGATAAACAACTAATCTTTAGCTGCACTGACGGTTTAGCAGAGTTCAAAACAATGATAAGCGAGATTGACGATACGTTGAACAAGGATCAAAAGGAAATCTTGCAACAAAATGGTGAAGACATCCGATCTGTGAAATTTGAAAAGCGCAATAATAAAATCGTTCAAGGTATGTTCAAACTTAGTTATTTAATGAATTTCATAAAGGCTTCTCATTTGTGCGAAAACATGAACATTTTATTGACAAACGACAAGCCCCTTATTTTAGAGTATTTTGTTGCGGACCTTGGATTAATGAGGTTTGTTTTGATGTCCCACATCGACACCATTTAAGGCAACCGTGTTAATTGCTGTGACCGCTATTTAAGGCAACCGTGTTAATTGCTGTGACCGCTATTTGAAAATGTTATTCGTTTTGTTTAAAAATAACAATTTTATTATTAATTAAGAGTAAAGTTAAATGGGAGACACTAGCCTTGATTTAATTTTAGACAGGGAGTCGTCAGAAAAAAATCAGCCAACGAAATCGAAAGCGCCTATAGAGTCTGAGGATATATCAATGTCGCAGTTGGAGATGATGGCCAACAAGAAAAAGTTGAACAAGAAGAGCTCGGAGAACCCTCCTTCCATTGTTTCCATCAAAGAAAAGGTCGTCACTAAAGGCAAGCCTAGCACTCGCTCCGACACCACGTCGAACTCGCTAACCAAGAGCAAAGAAAAAGTCAAGAGGAAAGAGGTGAAAGTGAGTAGAGAAAACAAGGATGACCTAATTAGAAAAGAAAAGAGCGAGCTACTCTACAAGTTTAGCAAGTTGAATCTAAGGGGCAAGTGGAGTTCGTTAAATCTTGACATGAACTGTACGCTGGAAGAGATCAAAAACGAAGTTGAACGGGTGCGAAATGAAATTCAAACCGAGCGCTCTGTTGGATTTTACAAACGAATGTTGCTTTTAGGTGTGCAAGGGATTGAAATGATGAATACCAAATTTGACCCGCTTGGAGTTGACTTGGATGGCTGGAGTGAGGCCATGGGGTATTCCATGGAGAACCAAGAATATGACGAGGTGATGGCCGAGCTGTACGAAAAGTACAAAGGAAGCGGGCAGATGTCTCCAGAGATGAAGCTGGTCTTTATGATTATCAGCTCGGCCACGATGTTTACTATCACCAAACGTATTACCAAGCTCGACACCTCCAATGCATTTGCTAGTTTCTTGGGTAATATGGGAGTTAAAACCCCCCAGCCAGAGCAGCAACAACAACCACCTCCGCAGCCCCCTCAAAACTCTTTCCAATACATTCAACCTCAACAACAACAACACCAACAACAACACCAACCTCAATACCAACAACACCAACAACACCAACAACACCAACAACCCAACAATCGTTCCGACACGACAGACGACGACATGCCTTCAAAATTGAAAGGCCCGGACGATGTCGACATTGAAAACATATTGAAAACAATGAATGAAAGGAAAAGGGAAAAGGTATTAGAAAACGTAAAGACGGAGACAAGTGACGATGAGGGCTTATTCAAGAACATTCCATTAAACACTCCGAAGAAGGGCAGGGGGAGGCCAAGAAAGGTAGTCCAAGCACAGACAAACAAAAGTCGGGCGGCCTAAATTGGACTTTCAGTCTTTTTTTTTATTCGCTCGTCTATCACAGTGAACACTGTTTTTGTAAGAAAGGCACTCGTTATCACATTTGTGTCGATGCCCAATATAAACGAACCATATATCATAATCAGATAAAAGCAAGTAAATAGAAAAAGGTTTTTCAGATTTGTGTCATTTGCTTGCGTGACTTCAAAGTACAAAAAAGCAAGAAGGACGCCTCTCAGAGAAGTGGTCGGTAAGTCTGTTGACATTGACACTTTAATCAATAATATATATATAATAATAGTATATTTAAAATTTATGCAAAGGATCTAAAATGCAACTTTCATTAAGAAAATTTATTTATTTCTGATATACAAGGGAATATAAGAGAACAATCCAACCTGGGATGAGTTATTCGTATATCAAAAACGTGTTTCCAGAGTTTCAAGTATCTACTGCATATGACGATTTGAATAATGTTTACAACAAACCAAAACCCATACTGACAGTTCCTCAAGGCGATAGCAAGTTTCAAGCTTTTGAAGACAAAAATGACACTTTGAAAGAGTTTGACACACAAGCAACGAATCAACGCATCGTCACACGCAACACCCAGGATATCAAAGCATCTTCAAACGACTCGAAAGATAATCTGCGCTTTTACAATCTAGAACAATTTCAGGTAAAGGAGCCGGAGCCTGAACCCCAAGTACATGAATCGCCGAGTGCTTGTGACTCACATATCAAGCATGTTCTTGAATGCAGCTTGTGTAGCAATATTCTGAAAAAGCAATACAACATTGCGAATGACAAGCTACAAATGGAAGAAATCATGGAAGTGGTATCATACGTTGCTTTTGGAATCTTTATCATAATTTTTATAGACACTATTCAGAGAAAAGACAATTCTTCTTGAATTATTATTCTTATCTACACAATGCAATGTATCGTTTATGTAGATAAAATTTTATAAAATAAATTATTAAAGATGGAGTATGACGAAAATGACATTTTATTCACCAATTCGTTTTTAAAGCCTACTGGGATTCAACAATTGTCACACTCCCAAAATGATGAATTCAAGAGGTACTATACAGATGAAATGGACAAGAAAGAGGAGAAGGTTCTAAAAGATAGTTTGGATAGAATGTCTATAAGGTCTGTTTATTTAGACGAGGAGACTGATGGCACGAATTTGATGAACACGCAAAGATTTACAAGATCAACCGAGTTGGGGATTAGCCAAGAACTGCAACTCAAGCAACAGTCTACAGATATTAAAAGGTACAGGAAGGAGGTCCGAACGTTTGTCAATATCGATTCAAGAGATAGAGACACTAGTATATATCCCAAGCCCAACAAATTCAAGCTCTTTTTGGGAAAGACATTTTACAACGTGAAAACGATAAGATTGGCGAGCATTGAATTTCCAAACACCAATGCTGTTATTAATGCTGGAAATAACAAAGTGTATTGGAGAAACCAACAAGACGTAAATGAAGACATTATTGATGATATTACCAAGGAGCATCCAATTTATAGTGTGGATTTGAACATTGGTAGCTATATTTCCACGTCATTGCAGAACGAGTTGGTTAGAAAAATGGGGAGTATAAAAAGGGAAAATTATGGAAAGGATCCAGACTTTCCGAATTCCGACTTTCATTTTTTCATCGTCGACCTCGACATTACGACTGACATTGTGACCTTCACGTCGTTGACGCTAAGTGAGCTTGGAAACAATGCGATGAGTGTGGCATCCGGATCAGGGACCATCATTGTGGAAGCACCAAATCATGGGTTGACAAACGGGATGGAGGTCTACATCCTTGGTACAAAGGCTCTAGCAGGCATACCTTCTACGACACTCAACGGGTTTCACACCATTACTTGGATGGACTCTAACACTTTTAAATTTGATGTCAATATAAAAGCCGGTGACACTGCAACAGGTGGCGGGAATACTATTCAAGTAGGCAAAAAGGCTCCCTTTCAGCTTTTGTTTGGAGAGTATACCCAAACCATTGCGTCCAATATTGGTTTTCCACTCGAGAACAGCTCCATTCCCATCACTACATATATAAAATCAATTGAGAATATATATCAATTGCAAATTACGACGAGTGCCCCTCATCGGTTCAAAAGGTCTTTTGATTATATTGGCAAGACATGCTTTGTCACAGGTGCATCCCCCATCAATGGGAATCGCTTAATAACAGGCATTATCAACGATAATACATTCCTCATACAATATGACAACAAACTTGATGGAGTGATAGAGAGTGGTTTAGTAACTTTTGAAGGTTCCTTCTTTGATATTGTTTCGGTCACTAATTTACCAAACGACACTGTCAGAATCAAAACTTTTACTAATCACGATTACAACTTTATTGACATTGGCACCACATTAACATTGACAAACACGAGCACAATTCCGAAGCTTGATGGGACGCATCACTTGTTCAGTGTATTATCCAACACTGAGTTTGTGATTTTATCTTCAGTATTTGTTGGGGGACAGACCAGCGTTACAGCACCAGGAGATGGTGGAAGCATACCCCGACACAATCCTTTGGAAACAAAAGTGCTAAGGATATCAAACGTCACATCGGGGTCGCCTTTCACAACGATACAGACTGCAACAAAGCACGGCTTTACAATAGGGCAACGGGTTAAACTAATTGATTTGGTGACCTCGCCATCTATATTGTTGAGTAACAGTGGAGAGCACTACATTCATAGCATTCCTGACGACTATACTTTTACAATCATGTTTGCAACAACCAGTGTAAGTACAACTTCTATAGACGATGGGGCAGCGTTTGTATCTTGCTTGACGATTACATGCTCGTTTCCTTCTCATGGATTTAACAGTATTGTAAACATTGCCTCACAAAGCAATACAGTTCTAAAGATAACAACCAAGTTGGACCACAACTTGAGTAGTGGAGATAAAGTGCGTATAACTGCTAATGGGAACAGTGTGGCAAACACTATTTCACTGAATGGTTATTATCAAATAACAAGAGTTGACAATGACGAGTTTACCATTCCATTTGCACACACGAGTCCCATTAGTGGATCGGATGGTATTCTTGGCTTGTCTTTTGATTTTTATTTATATAGCGCGGAACCATTTGGTGGGCTGACAACACAAAACATCAACAACGTAAAGTACACGGTCCTCGACGTCATTGATGAAAACACATTTACTTTTGACGCAAATAGTTTTCCTACATACTATGAAAAGGGCGGTGGTTCTAATGTCTATATAAGTAGCTTGAAGCATGGATTCAATGCAATCCAAAGAAACACAAAGAATAATCTTTTGAATCGCTCAATCAATCTAGAGGGCGAAAACTATGCATTCTTGTGTTCCCCGCAGTTGGCGACGATGATGAACACTGGCTCTGTTAAAAATATCTTTGCCAGGATAACACTAGATCAATCACCTGGAAACGTTGTGTTTTCCTATTTGAGCAATCCCAAAGAGTTTGAAACGGTTCCGCAAGATAAATTAAGCGAGCTCGAGTTTTCGATTGTCAATTACGACAATTCGCTTTATTCATTTAATAATCTAGATTTTAGTTTTGTTTTAGAAATAACTGAAGTAGTTGATACTACCGATAGTTTCAACTTTAGTTCACGACGGGGCACCGTGAATTGAACACGGCACCGTGAATTGAACACGGCACCGTGAATTGATATTTAAAAATGAAAAAAACACTTTTAAATAAATAGTTATGACCAGTTATGACTAGTTACATATCAAAGAGAGGCTATGTGGTTCGAAAGGACACGTTGTCAGCGAATGAAATCCACGATATCAAAAAGGAGTTGAGGGGAAGACCATTACAAGACGCTCAATATACATTTTCAAATACACCTGATTCGAGTTACCCCTTGTACATGGAGACCACAAACAAGCTGTATATACCCAAAATGTATGGTATTGCGAAATTTGGAGATGCAAAGGAGCTTCCAAACTACACAGGGAGTCCATGGACCAGCGATCTAGACTTTCAAGGCAATTTGTTGCCACATCAAGTGGACCCTGTTAATGTCCTGTTGGCGGAGATGCTAAATGGCTCAGGTGGAGGAATTTTATCCCTTGCGACAGGGTTGGGCAAGACTGTTAGTGCTATCAAGGTGTTGTCAATGTTGAAAAGAAAAACAATCATTGTGGTGAACAAAATTTCTTTGATGAAGCAATGGGAGTCTGAGATAAAAACGTTCTTGCCCAATGCCAAGATTGGATTTATTCAAGGTCAAAAGAATGTGAGCATAGCAGATAAAGACATTGTCATTGCAATGTTGCAAAGCCTTGCACGGATTGATTATCCTGATGCATACTTTGATGACATCAGTGTTACGTGTATAGATGAAGTTCACAACATTTCGTCAAAAGTGTTTTCAAGAGTTCTCATGAAATTGTGCTCCAAGTACACCATTGGATTGTCTGCAACACCCAATAGGAGTGATGGGTGCGAGTATGTATTCAAGTGGTTTATTGGTGACATCATCTACAAGTCATCGTCAAGTAGGAAAGGGCTCCCTCCAATCATCAACACAGTGCGTGTTTCAAGTAAGGACTACATTGAGGTGTCTACAAGGAATGCGTTTACTGGAAAGGACCAAATTCAGTTTACAAGTATGTTGTCCCAATTAATTGCAATGCCCAAGCGTAACAAGGTGATTATGGAGATAATTTTGCACATGACCTCACTCGGTAGAAAGCTTTTGGTGTTGAGCGATAGGAGAGAGCACTTGAAATCTCTACTGTGTTTGCTTGAGCAAAACGATTGCGTTACCTTTACATATGGGTTGTTTGTGGGAGGGATGAAGATTGGTGATTTGCAGAAAAGCAAAGCGTGTGACGTTATTCTTGCAACATATCAAGCATTTGGAGAGGGAGTTAATGAAAAAGATTTAGACACGTTACTTTTAATTACCCCCAAAAAGTTTATTGGGCATCTTAAAAACACAACAAAAAACGAGAGCGGAAAGTTGGAACAGATTGTGGGTAGAATATTCAGAAAAGAGCACACACAGCACAATCCAATGATTGTTGACATCCATGATAATTTTTCTGTATATAAAAACCAATTTTCACAGCGAAAGATGTTTTACAAGCAACATTTTAAAGACCCTTTGTGGAAAGAGCAAAAAATTGATCTTGACAAGTTTGATAACTTGGCAAGTATAAAATATAAGAGTATTGAAACAACAAAGGAAACACCAATGCAATCACTTGATCAATTGCAAGAATTAACTAATTATTGCATGCTTGATTGAGGCTCTTCGGCCACGGGGACATTGTATGGATTATAGGGGTTGTAGTGTTGTCCAGAGGATGCAACCTTTGCCATGTCATAATTGCGGGCGGGATAACAATGCGCTTGTTGCCCTTCTTGCGCTTGCTTTGGTTCTTCTTTAGGAAGCTCCTCGTGGACATAGGGGTATGGCGCATACTCTGTGTTCTCAAGAAGTTCCCAAAGTGGTTTCTGGTTAACGTGATTCATAGTTACCATAAAGGCAACAGCAATCAATAGAGATGTGGAGGGACTGATTTGTGCGGTCCATAAAATCAATGAAAACACAAAGAGTCGTAGATATTGGTTATTAAAGAGTTCCAAAACACTTGCAGGAACGCTTGGAGCAAACCTTGCAGCATACAAAACTAGGAGCAAATGAACTACACCCTTGATAAGATGTGGCTGCAGATATGGCCTGAGAATGGCATCAATCCTGTTGTCAATCGTTCTAACAAAATCCATAATAAAATTGTTTTATAATATACTGAAACAATTTTTTTTTCCACAAAGATTTTTCTTTAAACACTACGAGCGTTTAGCTGAACGTTTCTTAGCAGAACGTTTCTTAGAAGACCGACGTTTAGCTGAACGTTTCTTAGAGGACCGACGTTTCGCTGAACGTTTCTTAGAAGACCGACGTTTCGCTGAACGTTTCTTAGAAGACCGACGTTTTGGGGAAGCTTTAGGTGACCTTCTTCCATTGGACTTTCTCTTATGGGTCGCGAGTCTACAATGGCCCGATTGTGAGTTGCGTCTTTGTCCGGGCGGGCAAGAGTCACTTGAAGATGGAGAATTCTTTTTTCGTCCGGCTGTAGCATTTCGGCAACGTCCAGTTTCCTTACTTCTAACCTTTCCAGGAGGACAAGGCTTGGGGGACCCGCGCTTAGAGGACCGCTTTTTAGAAGATCGCTTTTTAGATGACCGCTTTTTAGATGACCGCTTTTTAGATGACCGCTTTTTAGATGACCGCTTTTTAGAGGACCGCTTTTTAGAAGATCGCTTTTTAGAAGACCGCTTTTTAGAAGACCGCTTTTTAGAGGACCGCTTTTTAGAAGATCGCTTTTTAGAAGACCGACGTTTAGAGGACCGCTTTTTTCTGCAGCGGCCTGTCTCTTTGTTTCGTGTTTGCCCTGGAGGGCATGGCTTGGGGGAGCGTCGGGTTTTCTTGTACTTTGGATAGTTTGGTTTGTTGTCTTCGCTGTCGGAATCTGACGTTTGTGAGTTTGTTTGTGGAGGAGAAGATGAAGTTGATGGTGGAGTGTATAGAATCAAGTCACTGCTTGTGCTTGTATCCTTTGAATCGTCGGTGGAAGGCATTGGGGGCGCGCTTGGAGACTCGCCGCTGGATTCCGAGGGGGGGTTGTAAAGGACAAGTTCGGTAGACTCTTGTCCACTTTTCTTGTCTGATTTTGTACCATAAAAGTTTTCCCAGTATTTGTCATCGTTAGACTCTTCTTGGGAATCTTTGAAATCAGAGAGGGGTACATTATTGTCTCCAAATTCGGAAGTGAGGTCCTCCAAATCTTCATTTTTGGGTTCTACCAACCCTTTTGGGCTTTGTGGAAAGGCAAAATTAAAATTGGATTCAGAACCAGAGTCCGAGTCAGAGCTTCGCGAGCTAAACAATGTTGGCAGAGATGGCAATGGGAAAAAGCTCATAGTATTATATCTTTAAGAAATATATTTTATTTTCTATAAAAAATGAATTAAAGAAATACACACAAAGTACTTATTTACATTGCAATGGAACCCGAACATTCAGCAAGAAATAAAACGTACACAAAGTTTTTAAACTTGCTTGCTCCTTTTATTGAGGACGACTCGGCTCGAAAGAAATGCGCTCTGAACATTGAAAGGGGTATATTTAATTATACCCTTGGGATGTATGCGGATAATTTACGACGTTGCGGGACATGGAATAACATGTTTAAGAACATGTATATGAGCAGAGCTGTGACTATATATAGCAACTTGAACCCGAATTCATCTTTGAAAAATGCAACATTGATGACACGCCTTTTAAACAAAGAGTTTGACGAGTTTGCATTGTGCAAGTTTTCACCTGCGGAGATGTTTCCAGAGCGATGGAATGAGTTAAAGGAGCAGTATGGTGAGAAAGTGCGGGATGAAGCATACAAGGAAGAGCATGAAGATGGTTTGTTCAGATGTGGAAAATGCAAGACCTACAAGACGACGTATTACCAACGCCAGATCCGGGCGGCGGATGAGCCTATGACGACGTTTGTGACATGTTTGAATTGTTCAAATCGATGGAAATTCTGTTAATCGATATTGCCAAACAAATAAACTGAAATATATTTAAAAATAGGCACAGCCAATCACAATCAAAATATTCACAATTATGAATACATCAACACTACGCAATGTATATCAAGTCGTTTGTAGAGTATGCAACAAGCAATTTATGTCCGCTGCAACATACTATGTACACCTCCGTGAAAAACACAGTTTTGTCAACACAATTATAGCACAATGTACTTGTTGCATGCAATCTTTTCACAGTGTGATCTTTAATCAGTCAAAAAACAAGCGATATGATAAATGCGAAGAATGCAGAGCCCTTCAAGCCACCCTCAAAACAAATCACTTAGTCAACGGAGATTATGTATATGGACAAAACAAAGAACGTTTTCTTATTGACAGAGGAAATGCTATTAAGGCGTGTGCAGTGCATACTTGTCACAAAATGTTACCATGTCCCGACCACGAGCAAGATGACTTGAGTGAGTGCAGTAGCCAAAAATGCAATAATTGTTACATTAAAAACGGTCGTAATCAATGTGCTAATTGTATTGCCGTTAGTGCCAAGTCCAAGAATGCGACTCGCAATAAAGTCAAAGATTTCAAAGTAGAGCTTGGTGGGAGATGTTTTGACTGTGGGTTTGATGAATTGTTTTATTTGGAGTTTGATCACGTCGACGAGACCAAGAAAACCATACAGGTCACGCGCTCTTGCCCAAGCAAATGGGAATCGGAAAAATCCAATTTAGAGCTACGTTGTGGGCGATGCCATCGAATGAAGACATCAGCAAGTCATAACATCCAACCTTGCCAACACAGTGCAAGTAGCGTATGTAAAGAAGATAAAAAATTATTTGTGAGGCAAGTCAAACAAGCCGTTGGCTGCTGCCAAGTATGCAAGTGGACAACGACAGACAAAGATAAGATGTGTGCTGCACTTGATTTTGACCATGTAACAGGCATTAAGTACAAACAAATATCAAGACTTTACAAAAACAAAAAAGAAACTATTGCTGAAGAAATAAAAAAGACACGTCTTCTGTGTCGACATTGTCATGAGTTGCATACGTGTTTTCAACGAGGTGGTGTAACATTGCAATTTTATTTCTCAAATGAGCAAATCACGACTATGAAGGACGCTCTCGAGTGTGAAGACCGTATTGCACAATGCCAAGCTGAGATCCGTCAAGTGTTATTGTCTTTAGGGTACTAAGACACCAAGTCTATTACATATACCAAGTGTATTAGATAATATCTACCAAGTATCCTTTTTACATCCATGTTGTCTTTCATTTAGACAACATGTAAACAAAAATGAATTTAAAAGACCCGTCAAGTTGTCATTATTATTATTATCAAAGTAATTCACAATGTATACAGGCAATTGGGCACCAAATTACTACTACAAGAAGGGAGACCTCGTTACTTCATACATTGACGATTGTTCGCCTTCAACAATGTATGTTTGCAGTGTTGAACATGTGTCCTCCAATTGTGTGTTTCCATCCAAAGAGGACATGTATTGGGTATACTTGGATGTCGGTCAAATTCCCAATTTTATGCAAACCCCGACCCTTCCACAAGAAACACTACTGTCACCATTTACAACGCCCTTGACCTCAATGACTCTCCCCCCAATAAAGCTGCCTTCTTCAAAACAAGGAACGAATAGCGCCTTGAAAAGAAAGTTGCTTCATGCAGAAAAAAGTATTCAGACATATAAAAAGCAAAAGCAATTGGGTAGTGAGGACTTGGATATTAGAGAGCAATTGTTGTTGTTAAAGGTGAGTGTACGAACTAAAAGTTATCTGATAGACAAGTATTCAACACTTGCGTCATCGGCCTGTAGCGATTATTCAAAGGGTATGGCTTGGCTCAAGACCGTATGCAAGATACCGTTCGGCAAAAACAAGCCTTTTGAATTTTGTGAAAATGGTGATACAAAGACGTTCCTAAAAGATGTCAAGAAGAGGCTAGACAAGGACGTATTTGGGATGGAAGAGGCAAAGCAAGAAATATTAGAATTTGTTGCAAGAAAGATTTCAAACCCTCACTGTAAAGGTCACGTATTAGCGCTTTGTGGGGTGCCCGGTACAGGAAAAACAAAGCTCATCAAGAGTTTGGCTTTTGCGTTGAATTTACCGTTCTATCAAATCAATTGTGGAGGACTTAATGATGTGTGTGCTATTACTGGACACTCTGAAACATATGTGGGGTCAAAGCCTGGAAAGATTGTTGAAATTCTACAGAATAGCAACTGTATGAATCCCATCATCTATTTTGATGAAATCGACAAGATTAGTGAGCAAAAGAGTGTAGAAATCAATGGTGTGCTGACACATCTTCTCGATGAAGAGCAAAATGACAAGTTCCAAGATAATTATTTATCAAACATTGACATTGACGTGTCCAAGGTGTTTTTTGTGGTGGCTTTCAATGATGAAAGTAAAGTAGACAGAATCGTTTCGGACAGAATGCACATCATCTATATTGACACTCCAACCTTGGAACAAAAAGTCACAATGTGTCAGGAAAAGATGATTCCTGAAATTATCAACACGATTCAATTTGATATGAATATCCAAATGGACAAGGAAGTTATTGAACATATTATTCTCAATAAATGCACTAAGGAGGTGGGTGTTCGGCAACTTAAAAAAGTGTTGGAAAAAATTTTCAATCGTGTCAATTATGACATACTAAGTGGGGCAGCCGATACAGATACAACAACATTGAACGTTTCAAGAGCATACATTGACGACATCCTTAAAGCCAAGGTGGAAGACAAGTCGTATTTGAGCATGTACAGCTAAATGGCAAACGTTATTCTTGTGGTGAAGTCGGTGTGTTGTCGATAATGATAAAGAGGAATCCAATCAATACAAAAAGGATGCCTATATTTCTAATAATGTCGGAAAACCCGGTGAGGTCTCTGGTTGGGGTACTTGCTTGTGGTGTAAGGTACCTATTTGTAATGATTCTGCTCTTTGGCTCTTGCAGTATGTTTGTTGGTTGTTGCATTAACTTACTAACTTACAAGAGAATAAATCCACATTAAACTGGCAGTGAGTTCATATATATTATGTGGTTATCATCATTGTTGTCGACTTCGTTTTGTTCATTTGTGTTGTTTATATGAACACCCAAATAAGCGAGTTTATTGCTAATGTCTCGCAAAGTCGTGTCAATTTTAAGGATGATAATGTCAATTTGCGATGATATATTTGGATCGTTCTGATAAGTAAACTTTAGGTTTTCAATTCCAACTCGGGCCTTTTCCATTTCTTGCATTACGAGATAAATTTCTTCGCAATGCTTGTTAAACTCCAGAGTGTCTTCTTTTTTTGACGGAACCCCGTGTAAAAGCTGAGGAGATTTTTGCCGGGACAGATACTTGGAGTTGACAATGTGCGCCAACGTGTCGATGCATTCTGTCACAATGCTGTTTATCTCAAATATGGCTTGTTTTCTAGAATCATTATAGAACAATCTCTTGAGAGGTTGATAAATGGTATCAGATTCTAATGATATTAATCCATCGCAACTTCGAGAAATCCGACCGTTCTTTTGAATTTTACCCAGTATTTTCAAGTTTATCAGTAGCTTGTCCGGAATCATATTACTTTTACAAAACAAAATAATTTAAATATTTTAACAACCAAACAATTTAAACAAATTGCAACTAAACACAACTAAACTACTGTATGAGACCAGATTGGGACACTTATTTTATGAATATTGCGGATGTCGTAAGAACGCGTTCATTAGACTTTCAAAAAGTTGGTGCAGTGTTGGTATCATGCGATGACAACCGTATTATCAGCACGGGATATAATGGAGTTCGATCTGGATTGGATGACAGCAAGATTGATTGGAATGACCGAAGCTTTGTGAGTGATGTCATTATCCATGCCGAAACAAACGCCATCTTGTATGCACAAAGCAAATTTGAAAATGCAACTCTGTATTCAACGCATTCGCCTTGTAAAACGTGTATTAAACTGCTCAGTGCAACAAATATAAAAAAGATTGTCTACAAAGAAGAACACAAAGACATTGCTCAAGTTAAAGATTTGTGTAACTATTACTCGATTGAAATGATGCAGTATTGCGTTTAAGATTGCAATGAAAAAAGTAATTGATATTAATTTTCTGTTGATTTAAAAATGAAATATATTCAATTAACAGTAATTGCAAGAACATGGATGCAAAGTGTAGGATTATGCAAAAGATTGACAATTTACAGAGCGATGTTCAATACTTGATTACAAAGACAAACCATATGGAGCTAGAGTCTGCGGAAAGAACAAAGTGTCTTCAAGAGAAAAACATAAAAACAAAAGAACTAAAGCAGTTGATGAAGCAAGCTCGCGTCACACCCAAGGCTTCTGAGGACCCAGTTCCCAAAGTAAGAAAGGTAAAGGCTGAACGCGACAAGCTTAAAGAAGAGTACATGGAGTATGTGAAGAACGAAGAAGAATATTTTCAAAAGGATCCACAAACGCTCCCTGGAATTGTTTTTCTTCATGATTCCGTCATTGAAGAGTATGGAGTGTGCCCTTACATTAACATTGACTGTGAAAGTGAAGAAATTCACCAAAAGCGTTCGGATTGGTTGACATTGCAAGAAGACAAAGGGGCGACATATTTCAAATTGTACGAACAATTATTTTCCACGAAAGAAACGGAGGAATTGGAGGCGCGTTTGTTGACAATCGAGTCTCAATTACTAGACACCATAAACAAGAGCTTGGATTCGTCTCAAATGGAAATCTACAATGCGACCCTGCAATCGTTTGTGTGTTATTGTGATTGCAAGATCAAAACAAAGATTATGAAAGAACGGCTAAAGGGAATTGTGCACAACCTCTCAATCTTAAAAGCAGAGAGCGGGCTTCATATACAAGAGTATTGGGGTGCAAAGTATTCCGTTCCTGTTGAAGTTAATGAATTGACAAGTCTTGCGCCTACAAAGCATGATTTCTACCTAGTTGAAGTATTCAACAAGCTATTAGAAGAATACAAAGAAGCAATTGACAACATACATACCCACAAAAAATTCAAAGACAACACACAAAGGTACTTGCGAAATGAGCTCTACCTTTTTCTAACAAATCAAAAGGTGTTTAGCAGTCATCGTACTGTTGTTGCTCAGCAACCGGGCAAGTACTTTAGAAGGTGGGCGATTCTTAGCAAGGAGGAGATTGACGAGAGGTTTTTTTCATATGCCGTATACTACATTGACAAAACAATTCATAATCCCAGTCCTAATGCGGAGACTAAAGCTCTGCTTTTAGAAAACTTGAGCAAACTGTTGCAAGAATCATATCAATCTAAAGAAATGATATACCGTGATCTCAAGTGGAACACGACAAAAGGAATGATTGAGCATATAAAAACATTGTCGTATGACAAGGACAACTCAAAGTTTATTCTCAAGTCGAGCAAGTCTCATTTGTCTGTCAAGACAACCAAGTCACTGTCAAAAAGGACCGTTATTACCAAGGAGAGCGAAAAGGTCATGAACGAGGAGATGCTATACTTTATCGTTGATTTGCTAAAAAAGGACAAGGACAAAGACGCCCCGAACGAAACGGATCACGCAAATGTACTAGAAAGAATAAAAACCAAGCTCCGACTCAAAAAAATAAACAATAGCGATAAAGGCGTCATTGAACAAAAGTTGAAGGAAATGTATCAGGTAATCAAGTTTAATAGCAAATAATGCGTATAATTAATGTGTAAAATTTGAATGCGTATAATTAATGGGGGCTTTTTCATTAATTATATCTGACGCTAAAAGCAATGTCCACAACAGTGATTTCTTGGACGCATTCATGGAAATGCAAGCGCGGGGCCCTGATGATACGAGGTACGTCTGCGAAACAATGCCCCAATTATCAAAGGGGGCGGCAAGGTATCAATTGACACGAAGTGAAATGAACGAGTACACGCCATTCAAGTTTGTTATAGGTTATCATAGACTCAGTATTAATGACACGAGTAACAACGGGATGCAACCATTTGAAGACCCTATTATGCATAAAATGCTCAAATACCCAGATCTCAAATTGCGTCCATCTAGAAAGCTTGTGTGCAATGGGGAAATATACAACCATCTTGCAATCAAAGAAGAGGAAGGTTTCACAGACAAGGATTTTCAGTCGAATAGTGATGTAGAAGTGATACTACCATTGTACATAAAGCATGGGTTGGAGGAGACTTTAAAGCGGCTCGATGGTGATTTTTCATTTGCAATTGTTGAAAACACAAACACGTATATCACAAGAGACGTCAATGTATTTGTAGCAAGGGATTCGTTAGGGCTCCGACCATTGTACATGATCAAGGACAAAGTCCATCGAAATTACATGTTTTCAACAGAAATGAAAGGTATCCCCAAATCTTTTTCCAACAACAAAAAATATGAAATATGCGAGGTACCGCCTGGTACGTATTGGTCGTTTCAAAAAGCATTAAATGGTCAAGACGAGTTTACAAGGTATGCGGATTGGGGGTATTACAAGGATATCAATAATTGTACAATTACACAAACCAATCCAGACATTTTAGCTAATGTGTATTCAGAAATTAAAACACGATTGACGGATGCAATCGTAAAGCGTTACGTAAACTCAAACCGTAAAGTCGGTGTTTTATTTTCCGGTGGATTTGACAGTTCTATTATACTTGCCATTCTCATTGAGTATTTGCAATCTGTTGGTCACAATTTCACAGAGGACCCAATCTGCACATTTACAATTGGTGACCCTTCAAGCTTGGACGTTGCAAACGCAAATACGTGCATAAAGTATTTGGAGACAAGACATAAAATTGACATTCAACAACATTATGTAGCAATCGCAGACCCTACGCAAATGGAAGCCGCGATTGAGAATATTGTTTATATTCTAGAGACACCCGACACCAAAACTATTTTGAGTGGCGTGCCTTTTTATTTTTTATTCAACTACATCTCCAAGTATACGGATGTCAAGGTATTGCTCACCGGAGAGGGCTTGGATGAGATATGTGGGTATAAGGAGTTGCATTTATTAGATGACAAAGGTTTCCAAAGGGCCTCCGTTGACCTCCTTACGAGCATGCACAAATATGACATTTTAAAGGCGGAAAAGTTGTCTTCGTATTATGGTATAGAAGCGAGACATCCGTTTTTAGATACACATTTTCTAGAGTATATGCTTTCTTTGCATCCGCGTCTCAAACGCCCGATTCAATTCACAGTAAAGGAAGCGCCTATTGAAAAGTATATTGTACGACGGGCTTTCCAAGAGTATCTTAGTGATGCAATCTTGTGGAGAAAAATGGACGACGTTGTTAACAACAACAAGATTGTCTCCAATATAACTTCTAACAAGACATATCAAGACATGTACGACAGTTACTTTCTTACCCATTAAACCATACAGTACTTTCGTTTAATTCCATGCTATTTTATATTACATACATACAAACCTGCAAAATGGATGCCATATCTGACTTGTTGAGCACCTTTTTCGTAAGCAGCAAGTCGCGGCGTCACACCACCACTCTACAAACGGAACAAACGGAAGTTGCACAAACGGAAGCTGTACAACCGGAAACGGAACCGGAACCGGAAACGGAAGAAAAATTGCACACGCACGCGTCTGAAAGCATTGGTCCTCACGACTCGACCGTAATGGAGTCTTCATCTCATCACGTTTTTGACTTGCAAAAGTATTCAGTAAAGGCATCGGACATTGCAAAACGCAACATCATGATTGTGAGCAATGACCCGTCTGATACAACTACAATCTTGGCAGATTTATTGCATGACCTGGGTGCTATGAAGAAATGCCCTAGCGTGTACGAAAACAGCCTTTACATTGTAACAAAGGATAATAAAAGGCTTTACAAGAAATTGTTATTAGACAATCCTTATTTGTATTTCAATGACTTGGTGGTAAAGAATGTATTTACAAAGGCGACTTTGTATGAGATTGAAAAACTTGACAAGAAAACAATTGTCTTATTAGAGTACCACGACAGCGAAGAAGATTCTGGCAAAGATCACAAATTGAAAGAGTTGATTAGCACATTGCTCAATTACAATGTACAAGTTATTTTGGTCTCGCAAGTGTATAACGCATTTCTTGCAGACATTTACTCGGACACCTTTGGAAGGTCCAAAATGTTGATTAACAAAAAGGACAGATTGAAATCCTTACAAAAAAAACTTTTCAATAATGTGTTGACCAAAGTAGCAGATAATGTAAGAGATTCTTCATTTGATGATTACCACCAATTTGTAAACAATGAAGAATATAGTGCAAAATATGTGTATGTCAAGGAAAATCAACTGATGTATGTGTAATCAAAGGTTTTGATTGTTGATTTTTAATTTACAATGCTAAATTAAACATGAATGATACCGTTCAGTTCAAAGCATATGACATCCACACGCCGAGATTGACTTTGCAGGGGATCGAGACGTATTGCCGAGTTGTCGATATTATTGATGGGGACTCTGTTGTCATTGTGATACCATTATTCGGATCTTATTACAAATTCAATGCAAGGTTGGACGGGATTGATGCGTTTGAGATGCACAGTCACGACCCAATCTTACAACAAAAGGCGATTGCATCACGAAACAAAGTATTCGAGTTGATTTCCAAGCAACAAGGCACTGGAGATCGCAAGCAAATCCAAAAGGTATTAAACGATGATGTTTTTATAGCGTGGGTAAAGTGTTTGAACAATGACAAATATGGTAGGCTATTATGTAATCTATATTGTTCTCAAGAAGATGAGAAAAGTATATCTGAAATTTTGATCCAAGATGGCTTGGCCTATGCCTATGGAGGGGGTACTAAAAAGACTGAGAGCGAGCAACTACGCCTCAATTAGGCGCTGTGCACTGGTCGTTGATTTTGAATCCATGGTACATTAGCAACGTACCAATGTACGGAGCAACCTCGTCTCCCTTTGACCAATCAACGTTGTAGGGCAATCCGGTGGCATAGGCGATTTTCCTAAGAACTTCTTTGTCAGTTCCTTTAAGGGACAACAGTAATTCCTTGTATGTGTATTCGACTGTTTCCTGCATTTTTGCAAAGTCTCCTTGGAAAACCTTTTCTAGATCCGCCATGGTAATTTTCTCACATCCGGGGTAGATGTAAGTACTAGGCTCAATAAGTTTGAAATCTGGATTTGCTTCATACTTTGAAGAGTAGTCAGCATAAGATTCTAGAATTGATCTTCCTGACAAAGCATTCATCCCAAGCACAAATACCACTGCGATGAGCAATGCCAGCTGGAAATCAAGTTCAGCAATGTACAACATGAGGAAGAGCGCAAGAATCTTGACAAATGTATTTTGCAAAATGTCATTCACAAGACTGGGAACACGGGGGGCGAATTGGGTGGCATACAACACTAGAAATACTTTAAGACCAGCCATTAGGTATGGATTTTTAAGAGCATACAAAACATTCATTTCAGCTTTTGCTGATAATTGACGTACAGATTCCATTTATAATTAACAGAAATAAAAAAATTATGTGTTAAATTTGATTTAAAAACTTTATTTCTTACGTGTAACTAATTAGATTTCAGATATGAATGATTTTGATCAGCAGTGTGTAGAAATGTATGGGAAAAAAACATGTATTATAATACAGCATGGCAACAAGTTCAAGATGAAACTGTTGGACAAAGGAGTGTCAGAGGAGTGTGACATTGATAAGAGTGGGTTTTACAAGATGATACCACGCATGATAGAGCATAAATACACGGTCGTTATTATAGAGGACATTAAAGAGGACCCATACAAAAACCCAAAAGACATTACACACAAACACACACACAAACCCAAGGAGTGTCACAAGGAAATCACAGCTGTGCATTTGCCAGTTCAGTCCTTCCTAAATACTCCTCCACTTTTACAGTAATTTGCAATAACTTATTTTATGCGTGTGTTGTAACGATAATGACAAGTACCATTATTCTCTTGGCCACCCTTTGGTTGGTTGTGGTGGTGGTGGTGGTGGTGGGCAAAAGCGCCCATGAAAGATTTACAAACGACAAGTATCGTGACAAAATGTTGGAAACAAGTGTTGGAAAAAATTTGGAGCAGCACGCTTACATAAAGTATTTAGAAAGCAAACCGATTGCCCATACTGATTGTCATCACCTCGCGCAACAAACATGCAAGTTTACAAACCCATACATGTTTATGCCAAGCAAGAGAAACAGAGATGGTGAATCATGCATTGTCAACACACAAGAGAAAATTAAACATACATATTTGCCCTGTTACAATTACGTTCTAGATTGTTGCAGGGAGCGCAATTGTTGAATACAAACAGAATACAACGGGTTATGGTATGTATACCATGTTATGGTATACATACAACAAATGTGGCAAACAACTAAATTACATGGAAATAATGACCGTAATTTTATAGCGAATGTTGTTGTGCTCCAAAAATGTACTGGCTTCCTTTACGCCAGGTTGAATAGTGAGAACATATAAAAGATTGTTGAATTTGCCTTGCACAAGCAACTTGAATTCGGGTGACTTGTCCAGAATGGCATTGTCTAGATCTATAACGCTTTCGTCAAAATCATTGGTAAAAACGATTAAATGGTCATAGGTAAAGTCATTCATCTTGCCTATCGCTATTATATGATATATAGATATTTTATTTTTTACCATTTGTGATTTTTATACAGCTCTAAAATCGTATCTTCAAACTCATTGACAAAACTACTGTAATTGCAAACATGTCCATTTACAAATTTATCCCTCACCGTTTGCTTTAGGTCCTTCAAAGCCTCAAGGTTGTTTGCATAATACACAGCTTTCTCAATATACTCTTCTTCGTTATTAGCAATGAACTCGTCAAGGTCGCTGTTCTTCAAAAGACTTGTAGTGACATTTTGTGAATGATAATGACGGACATTGTCATACAGTGTAATGATTGGCACCCCCATGCAGAGTGCCTCACAACTTGTCGTGGTTCCAGAGTATGGGAATGTATCTAATGCAATATCCATTTTATTGTAATCCGGCAAGTGTTCGGTGTAGGTGTCACTGTAAGGAAGGATTTGAACTCGTGAAAGGACAGACGTGTCAGAAAAACTGTTCAAGAACTGTTGTTGCAGCTTGGGTGTCAAAAACTCCTTGGTCTTGATGACAAAGCTTGCATTAGGAATACGCTGCAGGATTTTCTCCCACACGGAAATCACCTTTTGATTGATTTTATTAAATCGGTTGAAGGAACCAAAGGTAATGTATCCAGTTGTACGACATGGTTGTTCTTCCACGAGCTTGGGCAAGTTGTCAATTCCCATACTTGGGGTATAAGCTAAGAAGCTGTTTTTCATAAACACCAGCTTTTCTTGATAATATTTCTGGGAGTGCACCGTGCTGTCACAATACGTGTCGGTAAGCCGATAATCCATGGACTTGATACCACTTGAATTGGGATACCCACAGTAACTGATTTGTATGGGGGCTGGCTTTAGTACAAACGTATCCAAGCGGTTGTCTCCAGTGTGGGCTGCAAGATCAAATAGAACATCAATGTTGTGAGACTGAATGAGGGTCTTCAACTCTTCTGGTGAGTGGTTCTTAACAACAAACCATTTGCATTCTTTAAACATGTCCGACAAATTGACAACCTTGACGGAATAACAAAATACGTTGAAAAGGTCATGGTCAATGTGGTTCAAGATGCTATGAATAAAGTAAGACACAGGATGACAAATAAAGTCGCCAGATACAAACCCAATATTGAGTTTCTTTTTTGCCTTGACAAGGTCTTGCTTTGAAGCTCCTTGGACAATGTCTTTATTCACAATGTATTTTGGACATCCCTCCTTGTAGTCCTCAATGACCTTGGGGTAAATTTTATTAATAGACTTGTGGAGCTTTGCAATGTACATGGGGTCCTCAATGAGATGGGAAATGTAATTGACGTCAAGCAATTTGTTTTGATAGGCTAGAGACAATCTCGGCTTGTACTTTAAAGCCTTGTTATAACAAGCAATCGCTTCCGTAAAGTCGCATTCATAACATCGTGCTAATCCCATATTCATGTACATACTCGCGAGGAGCATGTCTTTGTCTACAGAGATATGCGCACTCGATGCATTCGCAATTCCGCGTTCATAATGTTCAATCGCCTTGTCCGTGAAACGAAGCTCAGTATAAACGACGCCGATTTGATTATTAATGTCAGGGTCGTTAGGATCCAGCTCGTATGCAATATTAAAGTAGTACAATGCCAAGTCACGATTTTGAACTGTAAAGTAAATGCTTCCCAGCCCGTTGAGGCATTTCACCTTGAATTGAACGAGTCCATCATGTCCAGTTGTATTGTTTTCGAGCTTTGCAATTTGAAGCTGTGTATCAATAATCCCAATTGCTAGCTTGTAATGGTACAAGCTACTGTCTAGTTTATTAGCTCTGTGATACATGAACCCAAAGTTGTAGTGCAGTTGGTAGTCGTGTGGCGCAATCACCAACACTTGATTTAGGTATGCAATATTCTCTTCAGTATTGGCGTTGAAAATTGTCAAGAACAAGAAAATCATTTTGAAGAGCTCCATGGCCTTGGCATGGAATGGTTCGATCCCGAGACACTTTCGCAAATGCGCAATTGCAATATAAAGGGTGTTTGTTTCCTTGCTGTTGAATTGCCCCCTGTTCATGTGGAGCCCCACCGTTTTAATCAATAACATGGCACTAATGAAATAAGTTTCTTTAATAGCGTCCTTGTGCCTCCCAATTTGAAACTGATTCAATTCATCAAGGAATTTTACAAGCTTGTTTGAAAGACGGATGCAAGTAATGTATTTGTCATTGTCCACAGTGCGAGTGGTCTCAAGAGTGGTTTCAGCTTCGTTGAACAATGTTTGAAGTGTTTCAAACTGTGCTAGAAAGTCCTCAATGGATACTACTGCATCCTCTTGTGTCATCAGTGCAAGTGATAGTAATAGTTTAAGTTTATGTTTAAATTAATAATACTAAACGAAAGATGCATTTAAAAACAAATGAATAAACGTTGCAAGCGTTGTAAACGTTACAAACGTGTTAAAGTTAAGACATGGACCAACAAAAGGAAAAAGAAAGGTTGTGCAAAAAAGTCAAGTATTTACAAAAGAAACCTCAGCCCATACAAAAGTCTGAGGAATGGTTCAAGGCGCGGCAAACAAGGATTACTGCGAGTGAGGCCGCATCTTGTTTAACAAAGTCTGTCAAGGTTTGTGAGCCGTATGTCAAGCAATTTTGCATAGAAAACTTCAAGTACAAGGAGACGGAAAAACTAAACCCCTATGAGACAAAGCAAGAGTACATTATTAAAAAGTGCGAAGGATTTTTTGGCGAGGCCGTTTTTAGAGACACCGTCTTTACGCTTTGGGGGAAAAGGTACGAAGAGGTTGCTAATTTGTTGTATGCACGCTTGTACAATACAAAAGTCATCGAGTTTGGGTTGTTGCCACATAGCAGGCTAAAGTGGCTTGCAGCAAGTCCAGATGGGATCACGCCAGAGGGTGTCATGTTGGAAATCAAGTGTCCAAAAAGCAGAAAGATTGACGAAACATGCATTCCAATATACTATTACATACAAGTTCAGATACAGCTTGAAGTGGCGGACCTTGAGGAATGTGACTTTGTTGAATGCGAAATTGAAGAAATCTCGGAACAAGATTTTCTAACCAGGCAACCAATAGGCAAGCAAGACAAGGGAATAATCTTTCACAACAAAGACAATGCTCAAGAGCACCTATACCCCGACACATCTATTTCCACGGTTCCGCAATACATAGAGTGGAGAGATCGATGTATGTCGTCAGATGATACCCTGGTGCCTGTGTACTACTTTATAACAAAATACCATGTCCACAATGTCAAGCGAAGTAGGGAATGGTTTGCCAATGTCAGAGTCGACCTAAAGACAACATGGGAACTAATCTCCAGGTTGCAAAACAATAGAGAGGAGTTTTTAAAATACAAAGACTCCATACATATGCTCAAAAGCAAGGACTATTACGAAAAGTACAATAGCACATTTTGTTTAATCAATGATGATGATGCTGAATCAGAGTTTGTGTACAATACAATATCTTCCCTTGAAGAAGACTCTCCTACAGCATGTATGATTAACACAACAGAGTAAGGATTCAAGACTTCCAATTGTTTATTTATTATTTTGTATTGTATTGACAAGACAAGATAACACTACATCCAACACAAAATGAGTGAGACATTTCCTAGATACTACGTTAGTCCCTACAGTGGTAGAGTCATCAAGTCGACGGGAAAGACGTACCAGTTTTACAAGGACAATGGTTACATCATGGAAAAGCACAAGTGTTTCTATAATGTCAAGTCTGCAAAAAAGTGTCTTGAAAAGATTATCACCTTGTATCCAGCCCTGAAATTCCCATCGACGTTTATGAATATCCCCAAGACATACGAGTCGGGCTTGGCGCGAGGATTTGTACAAGATGCCAACGAGCACGTGACCGCATTTGTTGACAAGAAAGGGGCTCTCAACAAGCTGCAAAAACCTATACAGATTGTGCAAAGACACATTATTAAAGTGGAAGATCCTCTTAGAGCACTTCCCGCCGTGCTCGAGGGGAAACAACCCGTCGACACGGACACGCAAAAAAGCATTGAAACGCAACTAAAAGAGACTCTCCCTTTAACACCAGATATTGCTCTTGTGTATAATCCTGTTCAAAATGATTTCATACCAAAGACACAAGAAATGACCAAAGAGGAGATGCTCTCTGCAATCGACACAATTAACCGCGATCTTGTCCCTGAAGGGCTGCCCCCAATAAGCAAACCCACAGGAGAACTCGCAGGAATTGTCCAAGACCCGACCACTTCCGACGTTGTTGGTGTTGTTGACACACAAAACCAAATCAAGTTGTTTGCTGAATCATTGACACAAACGGCAAGTACACAAGACGTAGACGTAGGTACACAAACGGAAAGCCAAACTGAAAGTGCACAAACGGAACGTCAAACGGCAAGTACACAAGACGTAGACGTAGGTACACAAACGGAAAGTCAAACGGAAAGCCAAACGGCAAGTACACAAGACGTAGACGTAGGTACACAAACGGAAAGTCAAACGGAAAGCCAAACGGCAAGTACAGACGTAGACGTAGGTACACAAACGGAAAGCGCGCAAACGGAAAGCACAGACGTAGACGTAGGTACACCAACACAAACGGAAAGTAAAACTAAAAATCAAACGGAAAGTACACAAACGGAAAGTCAAACTGAAAGTACAAAAACGGAAAGTCAAACTGAAAATCAAACGGAAAGTACACAAACGGAAAGTCAAACTGAAAGTACACAAACGGAAAGTCAAACTGAAAGTACACAAGACGTAGACGTAGGTACACTCCCTGCGAGCATTGTCACGAGCATTCCTTCGTTAGTGATTGACACGGACAAGATTGACAGTGCCGTGGTGATGACTCCACAAGAAACGGCCAAGGTGATAAAGGACCTAAGTTGTTTGAGTGGCGAGCAGTTTGACGTAAGTGAACAGCGGTGTTTGCCTTGTACTCACTATAATTTGATATGGGACCCTATTTATAAAAAGTGCAAGGCAATGGTAAAGTCAGATATCAAGGGTATTGTATTGAATGACCGAGGAGGTGTTTTAGGTTACACCTCTTAGGTTCCATTATGAAAATTGAAAACGTTGTTACACCTTTTCATTTTTATTAATATTATTGAAAATCTCAATAATATTTGATAATGAGCAAAGTAACTCAAAACTATTTTATTGATAAAGGTCAAGAATGGTGACGGATTCCGAATCAGTGATAGGGTACATTAAAAGCAAATACCCCAAAATTATTTTTTCACCAGTGAAATTTCCGTATACACAAGCTCTTGGGTTTATCATATCGGAAGGTAAACTCTTGGTTGGCTACATCAACAAAGCAGGCGTGCTATGCAAGTTATCCAGTCCCGTTGACCTGCAAACTTTGGCGAATCAAGGCTTGGAAGACATTATTGCAAAACTTCCCATTGTATCAGGGTTTACAGACAAGGACAAGGACAACTTGTTAACACTTGTTAATGGACGCAAAAGCAAACTAGTGACAGATGCGGTGCAAGACAAGCTCGTTTTGGATTTGAAACGGCAAATTGAGGACTTGAAGACTGAGGATGCCAAATACAAAATCATGTTTGATGCAAATACAAGGGACACGGTTTTGATCAAGCAACAATACGTAGATCAGATAGACAACTTGCAAAAGAGTTACAACGATGCACAAGCCAACCTTGCAAGTTGCAAAAAAGAAGTGTTGGAAAACAAACAAGTAGTATTAGACAACTTGGAGAAATACAAAGAAGAGATGAAAGCATATATTTCAAGCAATGACCTGAGCAAAAACGAGTTGAAAGAACTTCACGCCAAAATACTCAAGGAAAAGGAAACTGCTGAAGCCAATCTCGACGTGGTTGTCAAGCGAGAAGCAAAACTCAATGCCGACCAACTATTGCAAACACAACTCCTAAAGGAAAAATTAGATGCGTCAGAGGCGTTGCTTCAAAAAATCACACAAGAAAAGATGGAACTTGAGCAATTAAACAAGAGCCAAACGGCGCTTGCAAGCGAAGGACAAGAAAAGACAACAGCTATCGAGCAGGCATCAAAAGAGCAACAGCAATTGCAACAGCAATTGCAACAGCAATTTGATAATGTATTGGCGGAAAAGCAAGCACTACAAACCGAGTTGGAAAACAAACAAACGGATGCTTCCAAGCTCGTTGACAACGCTGCAGAAATCAAGGCGCAGTTGGACACTTTACAAAAGGAGTTTGACAAGGAGACAATGGCAAGGTTGGCATTGGAGGGGTCCAAGTCCAAGTGCAAGGCGCAAATTTTGAATGAGAAGCAAACAATTATCGATAGTATCAAGGCTTACAACCAAAAATGGGAGGAATGGGGGAGCAAAGTCACTACCAACTTTGAAGAGCATAAAAAAAAGATTGTTTCAGACCTCCTTACCCTTCAAAATGCATTTGACACGCTCTTGAAAAGTAATCCCCAAGAAACCAAGTTGAAGCAAAACATTAATGACATAGAAAGAGAGTTGCGCACTACGATAGCCAATCAATTGATTTCCCTAAATGCCAAAGAACAAGAGATCAAGATGTTGAATGACAATTCCACATCAACACTCGCAGCGCGCGATCAAACAATACAGAGCCTACAGGACGAGCTCGCGAAGGTACGGGCTTTGCTTGTTGCCAATGAAACGACCAAGGTACAAACCGTTGATTATGATGATTGTTATGGTATCATACAAAACTTTTTTGCACTCAACAATATTTTTTTCCGGAAACAAGAAATAATCAAAAGACTAGACGACATCATAACTAATAATATAGGCGTGTTTTACAACCTGGACCCCATTGTCCAAGCTGATGTCAAAAAACGTTTCATGTATGTCAAGGAAGAAATAAACAAGCATATCAAGTTCCTTGACTTGAAACGGTACATAGCCGATCCAAATTTTGGATATTTAAAGAGCAAAGCCACGCGAAACAAGGTTCCAGCAGAATTTTGCAACGAGTTGACAAATATACTGGAGTATTGGAACATTAACAAGGTCAACTATAGAGAACAAGACATTGTTCTAACAAACATCTACGAGGACTTGTCAGGGGCGGTGAGGGTGTACATTCGCATCAAACCCCTAGTCGGCCTGGAACAAAAGGAAAAGGCTGTTGATATCCAGCTTGTGGAAAAGAAGAAGCAACGCTTTGTCACATTGGATTGTCAAACGGCCCAGGAGAAAGTGTATGGTGAATTTTATGGAGTATTTGAAGAATCCTTCACAAACCAAAATGTCTTTACAGGAATTGAACAAGAAATGAAGGAAACAACAGACTTTAAACTAGATTTGGATGAAATTGTGGAATCGTCCGACACGACAAGTCCTGGGCTGTACAGTACTTTTAAGCAAGTTGAAGAGGGTTACTCCATTGTACTCTTTGGGTATGGGGTTAGCGGATCGGGCAAGTCGCATTCCTTATTGGGCACAAGAGGCACACCGGGGTTGTTGCATTACGGCTTGTCCAATTTGCAAGGTGTAGCAAACATTCGTCTCAGAAATCTTTTTGAGCAGTACCACGGCCTCATGAACATCAATTTCAACAAAATGACTGGAAAAATACACAACTTGGTAGGCAAAGTACCCAAGTTTGAACAATTCTCCGTTGACGAGACCAACTTATTCAAAAGCAATCTCAACTTTGATAATATAAGTGTTTCGGATATTTCAATTCTAACCGAGCAAATTGAGCAGTATAGGATTGAGAATAAAAGAATAAAAAAGACGCCCAACAACCCCGTCTCAAGTCGATCACATTTGTATTTTGTGTTTCAAATTACATTCACAAATGGCAAAGAGGGGTATGTCACACTTGTAGACACAGCAGGGCGCGAATCTCCATTAGATATATTCAAAACCTTTATGGAGCCTGGCAAAGTCAAGCTTGCAAGCTTGATGTCTCCCATTGGAGGTGTTGACCTCATTGCAAAGCACACAAACACAAACAACGAGTACTCGCCACAACACATCTATGAATTACTGAAAGAAGGGTATTTTATAAACGAAAGTATAAACCATTTGATTTATTACTTCAACAAGAAAAACTATCGTGCCATTAAACCGGCAATGCAGTCACCTGACCCTGAAAAGTATCGAGTTGGCAAGTACTATGTCAATCCACTAGGTGAGGAGACTACAATCAACAACAGCAACAATTGTCTTATGATCCCAATTCTAAACTACCTTGATAACTTGTCTCGCAAACAAAAGGTTGGCTGGCGCCCCACAAAGTTTTTGATGCTTTGCATGGTAAGGCAGGAAAAGGTGTATTGTGACCAGACAATAGAAACACTTCAATTTGCAAATGCAATCAAGAGTAGCTAGTGTTATTGCGCATTTCTACAACATGTGTACTTGTATTGCCGCTTGGTTGGTTCTTTGGTCGAGGTCACAAGTTGAACTTGACCAAGTGCTTCATTTTCTAAGCAACCTACCTGTAGTAAGCGTAGTTTTGCGGGATCATCATTTTTTGTCATTGCAATTGAGCTTGCCTGACGGCAAATCAACCTAGCATTAGATGGTGCACACCAATATTTATATTGCCATTCTCCAAAATTTTGCGGATTGCGGTGCAAATGAAACTTTTGAAGGACGGCATCTTTTCCGCAATCAATGTTGTGAGCCTCGAGGTTACTTACCTCCCCCTCGTTTGTACCCATAGTTGTGTACGGGGTGACTTTTTGGTTTGTTGTTTTCGACACGTCAATAGGGGCAAGATCCCCGCCAGTAACACAGGAATATTGGTATTGCCAATCAGAACCGTAGTTCAGTACATTCATTTTAAACCCATTAATGGCCCCATCTTCGCAATGCAAAGGATGTCTATCAAGATAGACTACCCCACCAGACTCGTTCACCTTGCCATTAATAGTTTGGCGCTCGCTTTGAGGGGTTTCTTTATTCGACTGTTTTGAAAATGTCACTGTAGCGACATCACTTGGAGTGCTTGCCAAGGTTGTCAATAAAGCGATGCTATCTTTTGTAGAAGAGGTCTCGGAAATATTACCCGCAGCAGCATCCCTGGCAGCAGCATTGGGATTTGTGTCGCCTTCTTCCATGGTGAAAAAGAAGAACCCTCCACCTATTCCCAAGCTCATACTGATACCAACACAAACACACATCATCATAACAAGGATAATCACAGTGCTATCCATTTGTTCCTTAATGAGCACCAACAAAATTTATACAGCAAATTCAAGGGTAAAAGCACCCTCATGAATTGTAAGGACGTTGTATGAAACAGCAAACACGTACAACAATGACTCTGCACTGCTGCCATTGAGTTTCAATGACAACACGACATCATTAAATCTTGACATGTTAATAGAGCCTGTTGGTTGATTGTCTTCAGGAGCAATGGCAAATGGCATGCAATATATATATTTTAATGGTATGACAGAGTGAGCACAATCCGGGTAAACGGTCCTGTAAAAAAACTCGGGTAGGGACTCGAAGCGCTTGTGCCCATCTATTAATAAAGCCGCCTCTGAAATAATGGGCGAATCATCGGTGCTCTTTGAATACACAAAATAATTGTTATTGTCTCTATTTACCTTTTCAACACAGCAAAACACAATCTCTTTGACAGGATTGTTAAATTTCAGGGTACTGTTATATGCAAACGTTCTCAAAGGTATCACCTCATCTCCATTGTATTGGGTTTGTTCAATGATGTACATGTGTTTTTGCTTTTGAAATGTATTGGCAATCGCTTCGTCCAAGAAAATGTACTCTGCATAAACATTGGACTCCAAGATGCTCACATCAAGAGGACCAGTAGAACCATCAAAGTTTACGACTTGGGAATTTTTTCTAAACTTAAAATGTACCCGAACATCTTGACTATACATGCTCAACAAGGGGAGTGCGGAACTGTACTGTTTTGTAAACCAAAACTCCAACGGTATCATTAAATCAACGGTTTTATTTGCGTTGTAAAGTGATGCAGAGGACAATTCGGATTTTAACAACATCAAATTTTTGCCTTCTCTTTTACTAGATGATGTCAATTCGTTCATTACATCCAAGAATTGGGGATACACCTTGTCAATCACAACGCCTCCTACTTCCAACTCGATGGGGTCACTAAAGATGGCATGCCCCAAGTTATTACTATAGCATGCGTATTCGCCAGACGTTTTGGTGAGTGCTGGCAACTTCAAATGCAAGTACAGCTTTGAAAGCAAGTGCCCACGCTTTGGAATGTCACACGTTGTTTTTTTGCCAAACGTCGCCGATTCGTTTAAATGCAGCTTGCAAACCTCGGTCGCAAAATTGACATGTCTGTAATAGGAATACTTGAAAACATTTATTTGAGGATCTTTTGTCAAGAAAAGATCTTGCATCCCCAAGCTTTGTAATTGAAGGAGACTTGGTGACATTTGTTTGTTTACGTTACTTGCAAATAACAAACAAAAAAATGTCATGAAATGAACCACAGCTCAGTTTGACCGCAAGCCATAGTTGGGCAATTTTAATTTTAATTTCAACTCGTCAGTGAACAGTGGGTTGGGCTGCAAAAAACAGCTAGTAGCATACCCTGTATAGTGAATTGGTACAATGGGCTCGTACTCGCTTGGATCAGTTTGGCATGACATGTCCACGGTTATCTTGGGTGTCTTGCATTTAAAGACTCCAACCAAGCTCAACAAATACAAAACTTGTCTCTTTTCAACCGTAGAGTTCCAAAGATAACCAGTTTCAACTTGATTAGTGTGTTTAAACAATTCACAATACGAGTTGTCGGCGGCTACAAAGCACATCAAATCTGGGTCCTTTGAGGCAAGGTCTTCATAGATTGAATTAAAAACGGTGTGGGACTTGGATTTTTCTACCGTTTCAGTGTGGTATACACATTGCTCTTGAGTGGTCGCGTTTGTAACAAGGACAACATACATATTTACATTAATCAACAAATTAAATTTCAGAATCTAACGATTAAAGTGTACGTGGCAATTTAAAAAATTGAAATCAGCATCAAGTAGCCTTACCATCACCTGAAACAAGATGTTTACCCAATACCTGCAGCAATTTTCTCAAGACACCAACAGTGTCCAAACTCATTTGTCCTTTAACAAAGGAAAATACAACGTACCTGACGACAAGTATGACGAGTTTTATCAAAAGTACTATGACGCAATGAAGACCGACAGTGGCAATTTGTATTTGATTGAAAAGGTCTACAACTCTCACTTTGCATTTTTTCTTGACATTGAGTGTCCAAAATCAAAGCCAGGCTTACAAGCCCTCGACGATAAACTTGCCCAAGACATTATTAAAGCAACCAAAGAGAGCATCGTCAAGGTGACAAAGGACACTGCGCAATTTACAAACTATGTGGTATCGAAGCGACAAGATAGATACCACGTGAACTTTTACGACTTGATTGTTGACCACGCTTCTGCAAAGGAAATATACAACAATGTCGAATCCAAATATAGAGACTATATTGACCAGAGTGTTTACAGGACGGGATTGAGAATGTTGGGGTCCAAAAAGTCTCAAAAAGAGGAACAAGTGTACACGTTGTACAATTTGGAGGACGCCACGAGCACCCCATTGTCAGAAACAACGTATGATGATTTTATTAAAACCGTGGTCCGACGCAAAGTGGACGCGCAATTGTCGATGCCATCATCGAAGGAGCAAACCAAGATACAAGTAAAAGGCATTGAGAACAATGCCATCTTGACGGAAATTTCAGATTTGTTGTTGGAGTTGAAGGTCACCAACGAATGTGTTTCCAAGTTTGACATGTCGATACAGCGAATCTACGCAGCGCACAACAAGTCTGGGATGTTTTGTTATTACATATCCATCAAGGAATTGCATTGTCCATTCAAAGACCGTCAGCATCAAAGAGAGAGCGGTCCTTTGTACCTCGAAATTGGTATGCAGGGGGTATTTATCAAATGCTACGACCAAGACTGCTTGAGGCAAAAGTATCCATCCTCTGGGCTTGTCCTTCCCATCGATTTCAAAAACAAGTACAGTCAGCTTTTCATGAGCATGACCACCAAGTACTGGAAAGCCGAAGTGGAGATTACGGACGACATCAAAGCCCACCTTGAGGAAAGTCTATGCGGATCTCACTACCAGATTTCAAAGACTGCGTTCAGCATTTTCAAGGACAAGTTTAGAGTTGACGACACACGTAACACCAATTGGTACGAATACGATGGGACGCGATGGAAGCCAAGTCACTCTATGAACATTCTTATCTCCGAAGACCTTCCAAGATACTACCAGGGCATTAAAATTAGCGACACGTCCGTTCCAAATGCAGACCTAAAGCAGTTTTTGGTCAACAATGAAAAGGTGGATGCGAATGTCCGGAATGGCTTGGTTGATATGATTGTGTCAAAATTGGAGAATGTGAATTTCAAAAGCAACATAATGAATCAAATGTCGTACTTGTTCAAAAACCACGACCCACACTTTGTCAACAAGCTAGACTCCAACCCATACTTGCTTGCGTTCAAGAATGGCGTGTACAATTTCAAAACGAACGAGTTCCGACCAAGCCTTCCGACGGATTACGTCACCTTTTCTACAGGATACGACTATATTGATTACGCAAGCACTCAGGACAGCAAGGAGGTGGCCGAAATTTACGATTTTCTGAGCAAAATCATTCCAAACAAGGATGTGCGGGAATATTTGCTCAAAATTCTTGGCAAGTCCCTTTTGGGGATTCCCGATGAAAAGTTTTATATTTGGACTGGGTTGTCAGGCGCCAACGGCAAATCCACTCTTGTCAACTTTTTAGAAAGCACTCTCGGCGATTACATCACGTCTGTAGATGTTGCCTTGCTCACCAACAAGAGGGCCAACGCGAGCAACGCATCTCCTGATATTGTACGATTGAAAGGTAAACGCATTTTCACGTTCCAAGAGCCCGAGCACGACGACAAACTGCGAACGGGCATTTTGAAACAATTCACAGGGGGTGACAGCATCATTGCAAGAGAGCTCTTCAAAGCACCCGTGTCTTTCAAGCTGCAAGGCACCATGGTCATGTGCTGCAATGACCTACCAACTGTAATGAGTGCTGACGGGGGAACATGGAGGAGAATACGCGTTATTGAGTTTAAAAGTAGATTTTGCGACCATCCAAACCCTCTAAAGAAGAACGAATTCAAGATTGATACTAGCATCAAAGCAAAGATGCAAGGGTGGAGGCCGTTCTTCATGAGCATGCTAATTCATTGGTATCAAAAGTTTCTTGAAGAAGGAATGGTTGAACCGGACGAAGTGAAGCAAGCAACAGCAAATTACAAAAATGACAATGACAAATTCAACGACTTTTTCGATCAATGCTTGGAGGAATGCGAAGGCGCATTCGAAGCGAACAAGGACATTTATAACAACAGCTTTACTACTTGGTGGGATGCCAACTATCCAAACTCAAAGACTCCCGAGCTCAAAGAATTGAAACGTGCTCTGAAAGTGAAGTACGGCACCGAAAAAGAACATGTACTTCTCAACGGTATGAAACAAAAGGGATTCAATGTGCGAATCAAGCTTGAAAATTCGAATTTTGAACAAAATGACGACGACGATTTGTAGATGAAGAGGTAAATTTAATGTTGAACAGTGTGGGTAGGGTTAAACGGTGTGGTGTGGTTGATGATTTTATTTATTTTGTAATTGTAATTACACGATAACGATACACAACACAACACAACACAACATGAAAAGCAGCACGTGGCATTTAAGAGCGCTCGATGACAATTGGAAGACCAAACTTTTATCAGGCAATTTTTTTGTCAAGGAAGGGAACGGCAACGCAATAGAAAACGCCCTTGTAAATGCGGGCTACAAGCTAAGACATAGAAAAATCAAGACGATTATCCTCAATTATCTGAGAACGATTTCCGAACACGAGTTTGGCGCGGTTCTTCGTGATTACCAAAAGGAAAAGGACAAGGGACAACTACCAGGAAATTGGGATCCATACCTTATTCAAGATAAAAGAGAATTCATGAGAGGGTTTGACTTTCAAGGTGATTACGTAACCTTGTCGCTTTTGTCCCGCGCAATCAAGATTGACTTTGTCTTGATCACAAGTGACTACACCATACATGACCTTGCACAAGAAGACCACCAAAAACAATACATCACCTTTATTTATCATGACAAGACCAATAAGTATTTCAACTCTATTGTTTTGAAAAATGAATCAAGATATCAAGCTATTTTTGATAGACACGACTTGCCCGTTGAAGTAAGCAACATTATAGATAAGAATCGGCACATTAAACAACACGTTTACCGGATATGCGAGCAGCTTCCACATGACGTTTGCACGTTGAATAATGTCATTCAACGTCTTGAAACCACCTTGAAAGGCAAGTTGATACCCCAAGACAAGCAACAATGCATCAAGGCCATAAAAGACTATAATGACACGCACTAACGCACTTAATGACACGCACTAACGCACTTAATGACACGCACTAACGCACTTAATGACACGCACTAACGCACTTAATGACACGCACTAACGCACTTAATGACACGCACTAACTGCTAAAATTACATACAAATAAATTGTTTTCTACTAGTAAATATGGACAAAGCAGTAGAGCAGCCTAAAGTCTCGTTTGTGCATTTGATTGTGCTTGTATTTGTACTGTTTGTATTGCATTACTCATTCATGGCACCATCCAATGAATCCTTTGATCAAAGCGCTAATAAGGCGTGTTCGAGGAACTCTATCAACGATGCCGTGGGTCAATACATCTTTACAGATAAAAAAACTTCACGGCCCGTTTAATGCAATTAAAAAATGAAAATGCTTATTTCAGATGAAAATTCAATGGAAGTCTCAAAGGTAGTTGCAAAATTGAGCAAGCTAACAAATGCATATGCGAACGCATACAATGCAGACATCGAGGCACTTATTCTTGCTCTTGAAAACGACTATGACATTTGTGTCAAAGGAACAACACAAAAAGTGGATGTCCAAGGTATCATTAAGAAATACAAGATACAATCACAATCACAATCACAATTACAAACACAAGCAAGTTGCTGTGCCGTCACAAAGAATGGCGGGTTGTGTTCTCGAAAAGCGCTTGATGGCTTTGACTATTGCAATTTGCATAGAATGTCGTCTTATTTTACACAATCAAAGCACAAAAGCCCCGTAAAAGAGATTGATTTTGTTGTTACCGCGCCTCTTACCACCACCACAAACATCAAAGACCTCCCAAAAACATTTACAAATGATGAATTTTTCCATTATGACAGCGAATACATGTATGATACAGCTTCTCATCAACGTGTTGGGTACAGAGACGGCGACGACTTTGTGTTGACGAGCGATCCGTTTCTTCTGGGGCACTTCGTTTAATTCATCTTTTATAAACATTTAATAAAAATATGCTAGTATCATTATTTTTATTATTTGCAAGTGCCTGTCATTCCCACATATTTATGAGCTTTCCGCCATCGCGCAGAAACAAATACAGCTCGTACTACAATGAGCAAAACATGGTAGATTATAACATCATGGCACCCCTCAATACACCTGGGTACTCATTTCCATGTAAAGGATATCGCAAAGGCCCCGTCACACACACTTTTGAATCAAATGCGGTGACCATTTCCCTCGAAGGTACGGTGACCCACGGTGGAGGGCACTGTCAGTTTGGAATTTCATTTGATGACTCTACCTTTATTGTTTTGAAAACAATTATTCGAGACTGCTTGTTGAATGGAATGACTTTTCAAGTGATAATCCCTGATAGTCTTCCAAACAACGAGTTTACATTGTTTTGGACATGGGTAAATGCAATAGGGAACAGAGAATATTACATGGAATGCGCTGATGTATCTGTGCAACAAAGACCCAAAGCCGGGGCAATTGTATATGGAAAACAACTTATTGTGGTTAATTTACCGGGTTATACCATTCTACCAGAGTTTCCTCAGGTTGGAATGTATGATGGAAGGGAACTCTTCTTGCAAGCTGACGATACACAATACCCTTTAGCACCTCAATTCCCCCGCAACAATCCAGTACCAAAAAAGCTCATTCCCGACAAACCACAACAACCCCAAGAACCCCAAGAACGTCCACAGCGACTAGAACGTCTACAAGAACCCCAAGAACGTCCACAACGACTGGAAAAACAAGAACCCCAAGAACGTCCACAACGACTAGAACGACTAGAACGTCTACAAGAACCCCAAGAACGTCCACAACGACTAGAAAAACAAGAACGACTAGAACGTCTACAAGAACCCCAAGGACGTCCACAACGACTAGAAAAACAAGAACGACTAGAACGTCCACAAGAAGGACAGGGCGGATGCGAACCCAATGGTTTTTTAAAGTGCAGTTCTACAGGGTTTTCAACGTGTGATCACAACAATTGGGTGTATCGTGATTGCGCTCCTGGAACGTCATGTAAACCGTTTGGAAACTCCATCATTTGCGACTACTCTCGTTAAATAGGTTGGTAAATGTGCCTTGAAGGTTGACAAGGTATTCAGATGTGTCACACACTTTGCCATTTACAAACTTGCTGCGAACGTTTTGTTTGAGACCCTTCCAAAACGAGTTGTCGTTCGCAACAAGTGCTTCTAACTTTCCATTTATCTCTGCTTGGTCTTTCAATACATAAAAGTCCAAGTCACTATTTTTTAGTAGTGAGCATGTCACGTTTTGAGGATGAAAAGAGTAAATATTGTCATAAAGAGAAAATACCGGGACACCCATGTACAATGCCTCACATGACGTTGTTGTACCGGAATATGGAAACGTGTCAAGAGCAACATCTACTTTATTGTATTCCAACAAGTGGTGCTCGTGTTGAATCGTGCAATCGTTGATCTGAATGCGCGACCGAACTTGCTTGTCAAACTTGCTTAGGAAATTTACCTTTACTTTTGCATTCAAGAGTGCCTTTGTTTTGAAAAGGTATCGAACGTGTGGGTTGTCCAACGCAATCTTGTTCATAAACTTGATTACGGGGTCTGTAATCTTGTTGAGACGATTGAAACACCCAATTGTCAAGTACCCATTCTTCAAATAGGGTTGGTCCGCCAAAGGCAATTCCTTTTTGCCATCTTTTAAACACGGATCGTAGCAAAGAAAGCAATTTTTCAGGTACAACAACTTTTCTGTATAATATGGTTGTGAAATGGCCGGAGAGTCACAGTGACTATCAGTAATTCTGTAATCCATCTCATTTAGTCCAGTAGAGTATGGATAACCAATGTATGTGATTTGAATAGGAGACGGCTTCATCGCAAACACATCCAGCCTATTAAACGCAGTGTGGCCTGCTAAATCGAGGAGGATATGTATACGGTCGTTGTGGATAAGCTTGGCCGAATCCATCGCCGACTTGTTTTTAATAAATTTGAATTGCAGATTGTCATTGAATAGCTTTGTGTTAATCAGACATTCCGAATAGCATGTCACGTTGAATTTCTCTTGGTCAAAGTGTTTCAAAAATGTGGTAATGAAGAAACTGACTGGGTGATCCACAAAGTCTCCAGAGATGATTCCAATGTTGATTTTTGGTGTATTGTAAAAGTCTTTGTCAAATTTGAAGGTGCCATTGCCCTTTGTAAACAGCTTGTTTACCAACTTGTGCTGGTTCAAGATGTACTTTTTATCATCCAGCTGATCAAAAAGGTAACTAAGATTCATGATTTTGTTTTGGAACGGCAACAAAAATTTTGGGGATATTTGCAAGGACTTGTTGTAATTGTCAATAGCCAGCTCATTATTTCCATTGTACGAATGCATATGACCAAGGTTCAAGTGAATTTCGGATTGGAAAAAGTTGACATCCTTTGAAATAAAAGACTTGGCATAATTTGCTAGTGCTTTTTCATATGCAATTTGGGCCAGATCTGTTCTTCGCATTTCAGTATACACAACTCCAAGCTGATTATTGATGTCGGGGTCACTCGCATCCAATTTTGCCGCCTTGAGAAGATAATGCAGAGCCTCGGGCCATTGCTTTATGGATCTGTAAATAGACGAAATGCCATTGTAGCTATTCAAGGACAATTTGTGACACTCGTCTTTCGGATTTGTGGACGTAGAGGTGAAATGCAAGCTTTGTTTATAGTGAATGAGAGACAACTCCAGCTTGTTGAGCTTGTGGTAAATGAATCCAAGGTTGTAATGAATGGTCTCGTCCGTTGGTGCATAAAAGAGTGCCTCTTGAAGATACCCCATGCATTTTTCAAGATTTTGTTGGGCATAAAAGCACAGTTGCGTGTAAATGCTCGTTATTTGCTTAATGGCATTGACGTCTTCAAACTTTACACGCAACACAGTATTCAAGTACCCAATCGCCTTGTAAAACATGTCATGTTGTTGCGGCGTCAAGGAATTTGATTTGGAGCTTTGCACTTGTGATTCGACAACTGTTTTCAAAAGCGTTCCGAGGTTGAAATGACACTCGAGATACGCCTCCCTTGGAAAGCTTGGCTTGCTGTCAATCAACAGGTACTCTGTGATGTCAATGCCGGATAATAGGGTCTCCAGCTCAGAAATTGCTTTTAAACGCAGTTCTTGTGCTTGCTTCTCGCTTTTGGCTTCAATGGACTGCGAAATATATTTGTAAGACAAATCAAGCCGTTGGTTGTTTGTCAAAACTTTCATTGGACTTGCACAAGTACTTTCCAAACGTTTAAACAAAAAATGAAATTCAAGTGTCCTGGACTCTACACAAAATGACAGAACTCTTTATCGTGATTGACGGATTCAGTTATGCAACAATTGGAGTGTATGATGATTTGAACAAAGCAAAAATGAATGGATCTGTGGCGACACACAACAACTATAAAGTGATGCGGTACATGCTTAACAAAGCATGCACTTATGCCATCACCACAGTCTACCAGAGTTTTGGGAACATCGACGAAGAAGAGTCGCTTTACTGCGAATTGGATGAGAATGAAGAGGAATTGGTATGCTCCGAAGAAGGTGAAATTGAAGAAGAACGGTAGTAACTAACTAAAAAATATTGATTTAAAAATGCACAAACATACAAAAAAAGATAAATCGACAATAAAAGCATGATGACTAGTAAATTGAACGTACCAGACGTAGCAAACGTTACACACGTATTTGAAACTTTGTACGGAAAAGACGTGACAAACAAGATGAAGGAATGGACGATTAAAGTGATCAATGAAGGAGACCACTCAATTATGGTGTACACTTATGGTCAACTAGGCGGGAAAAAGGTTGAATGCACTCAAGTTGTGAGCATGGGGAAAAACATAGGGAAAAAGAATGAGACGTCACACTTTGAGCAAGCGTTACAGGATGCTCAATCAAAATGGAACAAGAAAAGGGACATTGATGGATACACGACCACGCCGTTTGCTGTCGCACAAGCAAGCGCCCCAGTGCGCCCCATGCTAGCTCAAGAGTACAAAAAACATAGCAAAAAGGTGGCGGCGATGCTCAGCAAGTCATTGATTATGATTCAACCCAAATTGGACGGGTATCGTATGATATACAATACAACTACGGGAGAAATGACGACACGGCAAGGAAAACCTTATACGATAATCAAGGAATCAATGTTGTATAAAGCGTTGATGAATTTGCCAACAGGGCACATTTTGGATGGCGAGTTGTACACGAGTTGTATTAGCTTTGAAACGCTTGGAGTTCTACGCAAGACAAAGCAACTCACTGAACAAGACAAGCTCAACTTGGCAAAGATTGAATATCATGTCTATGACCTCATTGATACCAATAAGACCTTTAAAGAGCGCAACAAAGCATTAAAAGAACTATTACATCAAACCACTCACCCCATTGTATATGTGCCGACCATTACTGTGGAGAATGAGGAAGACATTAACGATCACCATCGCAAGTTTGTAGAGCAAGGTTATGAAGGGACCATGATTAGAAACACGGAATCGTTGTATAAATGCAACTTTAGATCGAGCGACCTTTTAAAGTACAAAGATTTTCAAGATGCAGAATTCCCAATCGTTGATTACACTTTTGAAAAAAACACGTCTGGTGATGACAACTTGGTCGTATGGATTATAGAAACGCAAGACAAAGTCAAGTGCAATGTCCGGCCTCAAGGTGTCAAAGCCGAACGCACCGAATTGTATAAAAAGTGCGTGCAAGATTTCCAGGGTCAATTCAAAGGAAAAAAGTTGTGGACAAAGTTTTTTGAATATACAACAGATGGCTCATTGCGTTTTCCAACAACTGCGCGCAACACAGTGTCTGAATATATAAGAGATGAAGTTTTATAAGTGTATCGAGGGCACCCAGTGTGGATTAAATACGGATTAATTTTATTGACAAGTTACAAGAGTAATTTGTCAAAATGAGTAATTTATACACTAGAAAAGGAGGTGTGAAACCTCTAAAGGGCTCTACTGTAAGCTCAAACTTTGGAACATTCGAGACGGTGACGGCCACGACTCTTGTTCTCGACAATGTAGACATTGGCCAGCTGGCAGTGGATGGATTCTTGGATGGGGCGACTATCGAAAATTCAAATATCATAAATACAATCATTGGCGCCAATGGAGCATCCCAAGCATATTTCACAGACCTTGAAACATATGGAGATGTAAAATTTAATAATATAGGTTTAACAGAATCTGCATCATGGGACCCTCTTACCTCCATTTTCAACATTTCAAACCAACTCACTGTGGAGGGTTGCTCCTACTTGGGCAACATTCGGATATGTAACAACGACATTGCCTCTGTAAATACCAATGGCGATATCAACATCAAGCCAAATGGACTTGGTAATTTTAATATATATTCTCCATTCTTTTTATCTTCGAGCAATGGCAACTTTTACACCGATGTCAGCAATGGCGGGGTGACATTTTTAGCAAAGGACAACATCTTGTTGAGGTCAACTTCGGGAACAATCGCACTGTCCAGTTTTGGTCAACAAAGTCTCACAACCACAAATGGTGATGTATCCATTAATGTCGACACAGGTATTGGTACCAAAGGTATCGCGCAAGTTAGACGAACCGGAGGGACCGTTATCATCACCACGTTTGCAAACCACCTCTTGAAACAAGGCGACTCTATCAATGTGTCAAGTTCAACCCTTGTTGGGTCTTTTGCTATTGGAAGCGTAATCAACAGCACACAAATAGCACTAGATTTTACACCTACGTCGCTACTCAACACGGTCTTTACTGGCGGAAGCTTGATCAAGTCTCCAAGTAACAATATATTTCTGAACACGGGGTCTTTTGTACAAATTCCAAACAACACGCGTTTCGCCTATGGTAGCACGTGCAACTCAATTAGCGGCAACACCACCAGCTTGACCATTGCGAGTTGCAACAACATTCACCTTGATGTCGCTGCAGACAAGATTATTAGAATCCCTGAATTGACAAGGGTGCAATTTGGGACATCGGGCAACAACTTTATTAATTTGTCATCGGGTGGGGCGGTCAATGTCAACAGCGAAAGTGCAGTGGTTGTAAATGGTGCACTCACCCAAATAAACTCTACGAATACTAGATTGTACGACCCGATTGTGACACTTGCTGATTACACCTTGTCTGCAAATGACATGAAAGACAGGGGAGTGGAATTCAAGTATTACGACTCTTTGACAAATTCAATGAAATTGGGGTGGTTTGGATTTAGAAATGCCTCAAAATCATTTACGTTTGTGCTTGATGCGGTTAATAACAACGAGGTCATATCTGGAAGCCCGGGAAATTTTGAGTATGATGGGCTGTCTGTGCAAAGGATAGATATGATAGGGAACTCGGTCATCAACATGAATTGTGGAAACATTATCAACACGAATCTAATATCTGGATGCACTGTGTCAAATGCAATCACCATCAACGGAGCTAGCAATGTGACCTTGGCAGCCACGAATAGAATTAGCTTGGCGGCGTCCACGGACATCCTGGTGCCCAACAACACCCCCCTAAAGTTGGGCACGTCCGGAAGTTTGGTCAAGGAGACACAAATGGGGGACGTCCTTTTTTCCGGTCAGAGAAATATTTCGGTTACTACACAAACACGTGGACTGCTCATTTTACCTGTAGAGACTGCCATTTCGTTTGATGGCTCAAGTGTTGGTACAAGCAAAATTGTGTCTAATACAAGCGGTGATTTAATACTCCAAACAAACAAGGACCTTTTCCTCACGACAACTGGAGGAAGCATAGTTGTGCCCACCAATACGCCGATACAATTGGGTGCAACATCTCGTACTTTAACTGGGACTTTGACAGGGATAGACTTGTTATCATCAAGTGGAAACATTCAAATGTTGAGCAACTCCAATGTCAACATCACAACGTCTAATGGCAACATTGTTTTGAGCACATTAAGCAACGCAACCGACATCCAGTTGTACCCTAGCGAGAGCGGGACTGTCCGAATTCCAAGGAATAGGTCGTTGGTGTTTGAAACAAGTGGCACACTGAACAATTTTAGATTAAGCACAGCTGGGAATCTCGTGTTTACAGGGGCAAGTTCCAACTCGTACAGAGTCACCAGCATCGATGCCATTGACCTGCTCGCCACATCAAACATTAATATCCCAACAAACACAATACTCAACTTGGGGCAAGATGGAGACTTGTATTCCGATTCGCTTGGTACTACTTATTTTACCAACAACAGCTCTGTCGGGAATCTCGTCTTTTCCGCAAAGAATGCGAGCATATTAAACACGGCGGGGACACTGTTTATACAAAATCAAACCACAAGGGTCTCGACGTCTAGTTTCTACATTAGTGGAAGCGCAACCATAATCGAATCGACCAATGTGAGCATTAAAGACCCCATCATAACATTAGGAGACGCGGTAGTTGACAATAAGGACAGAGGCATCGAGTACAATTATGCAATCAATACTTTACCAAAGTTGGGATGGTTTGGTTACAAGACCAATTCAAATCGATTTACAGTTTATTCGGACGCGATCAACACAAACGAGGTCATTTCCGGGACCATTGGGGACCTTGAAGTAGCAAATGCGTACATTCGCAATACTCTGAACTTGAGTAGCGGAGGGACGCTGGATATGAGTTGCGGTACCATCCAGAATGTCAACACCATTAATGGCTGTAGCGGTGTCGTCAACATCAACGGGTCAAACACCATTAATCAGAATGCCCAGCAAATCAACTTGAATGCAACGCAAAAGGTAACTGTTCCATTTAATGTACCCCTTGCATTTGGGACAAGTGGACTCAACAATCAAATGACATGCGATTCGAATGGTACTCTTACCATCAGCTCTAGCAGAGTTGTGTTGAACTCTGACCTTCAAGTGAATGGAACGACCATGAATGTTTACAGCACGGTTACAAACATTGAAGATCCCATTATTTCCATAGGAGGCGTAGTGGGCCCTGTAGTGAATGACTTGAAGGACCGCGGTATAGAAATCAAATGGAACAATGGGATATCGTCCAAAGTTGGATTTTTTGGTTATAAACAGTCCCTTGATAGATTCGTGTTCATTAAGGACGGCACAAATTCCAACGAGGTTTTTTCAGGTGCATTCAGTGATGCGCAGTTTGGAAATGGATACTTTAACAACTTGAATTTGAGCAATGGGAGCATTAGTGGTGTTCAACAATTGTCAGGGGGTGTTTTGACACTTGTGAGCACGGCTGGAAACATTAATATCTCACCCACGCGTGGGAGCAGCGTACTCTTGCCCTACGAAACATCCCTTGGTTTTGGGACCACTTCAAATGGCATCGTTGTGAATAGCAGTGGTTCTTTGGTATTGAGTGCACAAGGAAGCGTCACGATTCAAACAACGGATTCTGTTAGAATCCCACAAAATGTTCCTCTGTACTTTGGATTGCAAGACACTACTAATTACATTATGAGGGACACTAGCAACAACATGGTTATGACCAATTCGTTGGGCAATATCAACTTGCAGCCACAATCTAGCACGGGCCAAGTCAATATTCCGGTTTTTAATGCATTGACTTTTGGTGGATCTACATCAAACAGCATTTATAGCAATGGACAAGAGCTCATATTAAATGGCTACAAAGGTGTTAGCATATCGGGGAGTAATGTCACGATTGCTGGGAACATCAATATTGTTGGGACCCTTAGCGCTGGGCAAACCGACTTTGACCTCAATAAATATATTCTCCCTCTTGGTACGTACCAGAATTTGGGGGTTAGTGTCATTGAAAACTTTTCAGGTGGATCTCTAAAAGTGACAACTTTATCAACTCACAACTTTTCTGTAAATGACTCTATCACACTCAAGAACACGCCTGAATTGGATAACACGTACCTGGTAAAGAGCATTGTAAATCCATCGTCCTTTACAATCGAGTCCCCGGTACCTATTGCAAGCAATGTCACTTCTGGATCTGTAAAGAGCAACTTGATGACGCCACAAGGCAAGGACGTTGGAATTGGTGTGAATTATTGGTCCACTGTTGGGAACGTTGGCATCACTTCAGGTTCGGTTGGGTACAAGACAGGGTTCTTTGGATTCAAATCAGACACGGAACGATGGTCGTTTTACACGAGGTCAACCATTAGCAATGACATTGTTACGGGTGATTTTGGAGACGTTGAAGTCAACAAGGTCTTCACTAATAGGCTGAGCGGGTTTGTCTTGGAAGGGGGCGTTTCATGTGGGAGTAATCAAGTATTGGGGAGCAACTTTCAAATCAGTGGGGGCAACATCAACAACACCCCCATCGGAGTCGCAACTGCACAGACAGGTCGCTTCACCAATTTGAGCAGCACAGTACAGTCGCAGCTCATGGACACAACTCTCCTGGGAAAATTGATGTACAGTGTAGAAAGGTACTCTGTCAGCTCGAGTCTTCCCTTTAAAACTCAAATAAGTGCATTGTCCGTTGTGTCAATGTTTTCTGTCATTGGCACAAGCTTTACAGGGTCGTCGGCAACCATGCCTTCTACGAATATTGTGGACGGAACACTGAAAGTACTAGTGTGCAGTGCAATGGGTCAAAACTGCACCCACGCCATTCATTTTGGACAAGGCAAGCTCATCTCGCCAAACCCATTGTCAGCTACACCTTCTAGTCGGCTCGTCTTTAAGAGAGCGGGGCAAAGTGTACAATTGATGTTTGATGCAATAAGTTCAGCGTGGATCATTCTCAATTCTGGTTGCTATGTTGAATAGAAACGGCGGTTGGAAGCATGAACAAAAAGTAGTGGAAAAGAATAGCATTGGGGGATATCCTCAAGGACATTACATCAGGTATAGAAATCAATAGATAGTACAATGTGAGTTGAGACCACCCAGACAACAACCACCCGGATAGGAATATCAAGACAGAAGACAGCGTAATGTGAATTTGTCCCAATTGCAAAAGCGAGCACGTTGTTGCATAACTTGCTTTTACCATTTTATCAATGCTCATCTTGGATAAAGCGTAATTCAATGCAATTGGGTGGTGCGTGGTGGCATTGGAGGACTTGTTCAGTTCGTTTGTGGATGTTTGAAAGGCAATCCGGGGTGTGCATGCGAGTGTATTGATTGAACCATTTGATGCCAAGGTTTGGAGACACACATCCAAATGATTAAACAATTTACCGTCGAGCAATTTCAAGAGCAACGTTGCTCCTTTTCTTGACACAACGTATGCATGGGCTGCAAGTGCTACTTTTGGGATTTCTATGCCGTTGTCAAGTTTACGTGCTCGACTATTATCCAAATTCATCAATGAGAACACGTGTTTGAAAAATGGTGAATTGAAGCATCCTAGATAAAGCAAGTCAAAGTCTGGTGGTACGTTTTCTAGAGCGTCACTAACGTTTTTAGTAAATCTCCTTTTTAGGATTACGTCATCCTCTAATACCACGGCCCATGGTTGATCCGTTTGCAAAAACGTTCTCCAAGCCTTGAAATGACTTAGAGCGCACCCAATGGCGCTTTTGGGTCCTACTTTCGCGTAATAAGATGCTACGTGCGTTTTGAGGATGTGACTTGGTAATTTGCTTCCATCTATACCTGAGATGATGTTTGGGTCAAGACCACGTTTCTTCAAATACTCTAATTTGAGATGTGTGTTTGGGTGTGTAGGGTTGAGAGTGATAAGATAAGACAATAGCATGTCATATACAAGTTAAAGGTAGCACACAAGTTGTTTACAGGTTTTGAACAAATACTATTAATTTTATTTATTGATTACGTTTATTATGGATCCAGCAAATAAAAGCATATTCAGCTACGTGACCGACATTTCCCTCTACAAACGGGACGAACCACCTACAATCGTTCCCTTTTTGGCATTCAACAACTACACAAACACCAACTCGAGGTCTATCGACGTTGAAAATGAATTGAAAAATATTGGAAGGCCATACTCCAAGTCGTATTGTACAACTCTTCCCGCCCCCAAGTAAAATTGAAAAACAAACACTACACTACAAACAAACAATTTAGAAATGACATGTATGATATGTCTTGAAGTTGTTCCTTTGTCTTTGATGGAGGCATCGACCTTTTCGACAGCGATAGAGTTGAACTGCCAACATTATTTCCATGACAAATGCTTTTTCATGTACATAAACTCGCTATTTGATTCTGCAATGTATTCAGATTTGGATTTTGTAATAATCAAGTGCCCTTTGTGTAGAAAAGAAGTCTCTTATAGGACACTTGCGGTCTATTTGAATGAGTACATTAGTGCAAAAAAGATACGCAGGGAGCAAGTACGCAAAGCTATATCAAAGAACAAGATCGAAAAGTTCAAGGTCAAGGCTCTTCGTTTTTTACAGTGTTGTTACCAGACAAATCAACCGCGCCAAGGAGAGAAAGAAATGGAATGTCAGGAAGAGATTGAAAAGTTTAATGTGTTGTACACAGTTTGTACAAATGATATCAGCCTTGCCCGTGAAGCTTTAAAACACATTGATCCCGATGCGAGCTTGCGATTACATAAATTCGTGTAAAGTACGCGTTGCCGTTAGTGTATCAAAAATAAAATGTTTGCTATCGTAAATGTCGAGAACAAGTTTATCATTTAACGAGTACATAAGTAACAACCTGAACAAAAGTCAAAACATCAAAACATTTATTGAATTGTTCGAGTCTGATATGCACAATTTACCCGACAAAGTTGTGTCATCAAAACGTTTAATGAGCATCTTGAATGTAGATACCCCTAGCAAGTTTGCCATTTTTCAAAATGCATTTATGGAATACTTTGCTGAAAAGATTAGGCTTTCGTTGTAAAAACGCTTGCGGCGTTTTGAATAAAACATTTGCAATATTGCATAAAACATTTTTATTTAGGTAATGTAATACAACTCATTTCTACATTACATACAAAATGACTGGTACTATTTTACTCATCGTGGGTGTTGTGATTTTCCTTGTTGGATACTTTTACGCTGGCGTCGCTCAAGGTCAAGGCGAATGCGTTGACAAGGTGACCAAAGAAAAGCTGCTTGACAATAAAACCAACTATCAAGGTGGCATCGCCGGAGTCGTGATTGGAATTGTCCTCGCTATTGTTGGGTACTTTTTGTCTCTGAATTAATGAACCAAAGTTCAAGATTTTTATTTTTTATGAAGTAAAATAAAATTCTTGCGGTAGTGTAACAAAATACATTAGAGATATGGGAGCAGGAGAAGCAGGACCCGCAGGTGACAAAGGCGACAAAGGCGACACAGGCCCGCCCGGAGCCACGAATTGGAAGGATATGACTAAAGAACAAAAGGATGAAGCTATTGAGAAATTAAAGGCAGCAATTCCCACAGACACTATAAAAGGACCACCTGGTCCAGCGGGAGCAGATGCCACAACAAACCCAGCCGAACTCGTGTCAGCATTTAAGAATGACACCGTTGCAATGGGAAGTTTAGCCACAAAAATTGCCACAGATAATACAACAACATTGGGAGAAAGGATTACAGGTGAGTTTAGTAAGGAAACAGCTTCAGCCACGGCCCTTAGAACCCAGCTTGCAGGAACATTATCTAGTAGTGGAAATTTCCAAACAGCAATTGCAAACATGTTAACAACAAATTCAACTTACAAAGATAGGATAAAGGGTGACACTGGTAGTGTTGCAAGTGATGCAGCACTCCAGTTACAATTACAGCCCAAGACGTTGTGGTGCGCAGATGGAGCGTTTTGCAAAGTACCAGCTAATCAAATCAAAGCAGACGGTACGGTGGACACAACCAAAGTAATGAAAGGAATTCAACTTCCAAATAATTGGACCATCGAGACAACGGATGATGAATTTATTATAAAGAAGGGAACGGATGCCAAAGTAAGAGTTAATAAATGGGGGCAGATCTTTGCAAAAGAGCTAAAACTTCGAAATGATGATGTAAATAATGGAGTTACGTACACAATATATCCAAAAGCCGGTAATCTAGCAACACACAGTACCAAAACAAATAAAGACTTACTTCATTTGTGGGACGACGGTAACATTGGTATGGGGGGGTGGGGTCTTAGGTTTAATCACAATAACGATGGTCATTTTACGTTTATGCAAGGTGAATACCCCCAAACTCAAATTCAGAGCAATGGTAATATATGGACAGCAAATACTGGCGTGTTGGTTGGTCAGTCAAAAGAATATCAATTTCAATCAGGGACTAAAAAGTGTCTTGATTCTAGCTGGTATGACAGAGACTGTGATTGGAGTCAAAATGATAGGAAGTTCCGTATTCAACGAACAGATAAAGTGGGAAATGTAACTTATTAAGAGTTTTTTGTTAAGACAAATTACAATGTCCTTCTAGAATGAAAGTTCATTTATTACTTTATAAATATTTATTCACCAATAATAGAAGGGGATATCGAAAACATTCAAGAGTCCAATTGATGATCACGGGATGTTGTATAAAATTGTTATAAATATTTTGTTGCGGTAGTGTAACAAAATACATTAGAGATATGGGAGCAGGAGAAGCAGGACCCGCAGGTGACGTAGGTCCACAAGGACCGCAAGGACTCCAAGGCCCGCCCGGAGCCACGAATTGGAAGGATATGACTCCTGAACAAAAGGATGAAGCCATTCTCAAACTAAAAGCCGCAATTCCCACAGACACTATAAGAGGCCCAACTGGCCCGCGTGGTCCATCGGGTGCTGATGCCACAACAAACCCAACCGAACTCGTGTCAGCATTTAAGAATGACACCGTTGCAATGGGAAGTTTAGCCACAAAAATTGCCACGGATAATACAACAACATTGGGAGAAAGGATTACAGGTGAGTTTAGTAAGGAAACAACCTCAGCCACGGCCCTTAGAACCCAGCTTGCAACAACATTAGCTACTAGTGGAAATTTCCAAACAGCAATTGCAAACTTGTTAACAACAAATTCAACTTACAAAGATAGGATAAAAGGTGACACTGGTAGTGTTGCAAGTGACGCAGCACTCCAGTTACAATTACAGCCCAAGACGTTGTGGTGCGCAGATGGAACCATGTGTGATATTCCAACAGGAAAGCAGGGAATCAAATTTGGGGCAGGGGCAAGCAGTATATATGACAATAACAATCTCAACATTCGAACAACCAATAACATATTCATCGAAAACAAAAATCTCAAAGGATACAAGCTTGTGGGTGATCAAAACATCATCACGGGGAAACTCCACGTCGACGGGGATCTTGGAGTTGGCCAGGCCTTGCAGTTGCCAGGGAATTGGAACATAAATTCAGCACAAAGCCGTTTTTATATTGGCACTACCAACGTTCCAAACTTGATAACACTGCAAGACGACCGTAATATTTACGGGTTTAACGAGCTTCATACTAATACAATACATCTTCCAAACAGATTTAGCATAGAGACACAACCCGACCGTTTCTATGTTCGTTGGGCACCGCCAAATGCAGGACCTAGGAGAATATTTCAAATTAATAGTGATGGTAATTTTGCTAGATTGTAAACAATCAAGCGTCTATCACACCTATTGAAATGTAAATGTTAATACTGTCACAATGTCCTTCTAGAACGAAAGCTCATTTATTTTTTCTTGACATTTCTTAAGTAAGGTAAAGCTTAAATGTCAAGGACATTCAAGAGTCCAATTGCTAATTATCGGACACCTCATTTCAAAACATCCAAGCGGCCGAAAAGTCCATCGCCTAAACGTAATGATTACTCTACCAAGGCTGTGACACACGACAACGGCAAGTCACGATGTACGTACATTCACTTGCCTTCGGATGACCCTTCAGCTAAAGGTAAGCGATGTAGAAATAAGCTAGGATTGTATCCAGAATTTTGTGAATTGCACACTATCCTTATTTACAATTTGTACATTGCAGAGTCAAACATTCCAAACAGTGGCAACGGCTTATTTGCAGGGCCGTACGGATTCAAAAAGGGTGATAGTATAGGAAAATACAACTTTGCATGGAACTCTGTCAAGCTAAGCACGCTTGAAAAGAGGTGTACAACAGAGAGGTGTTGGGACTATATTTTTTGCAAAGACACCTCTAAAGAAGGTTCTAAAGAAACTTTGTGTTGGGATGGCTTGGACATACGCTCTACACTAATGAGAAACATCAACGATGGTAAACATGCCAACAACAGTTACTTTAAAATTGTACGCGGAGACGTTCATGTGATTGCAAGCAGAACCATAAAGCCAAACAGAGAAATACTAGTGTCATACGGATCTGACTATTGGAAGAACAGAAGCTAGTTACTAGCGCTACTTAATACATTTAATTACTAGCAATTTAGTAAAAAATAAATTATTGCGTAAATTTATAAAAAGCAAAATGATTGAAAACTTTGTATCAAATTTGTTCGGAGGTGCCAAGTCACCAAAGAAGCGACGCTCTGTCAAGAGACGGTCTGCTAAGAAAGCCGCTTCCCCATCGCAGTCCTCTGCTTCTTCCTACAAGAAAAAGTCTCCCAAGAAGCGTCGGTCCCCAAAGAAGAAGCGGTCTTCTAAAAAGAAGTCTCCTAAACGCTCTGTTAAGCGTCGTTCTTCTAAGAAGCGTTCCTCTAAGAAGCGATCTTCCGCTAAGCGTCGTTCTGCAAAGAAGCGTTCTTCCAAGAAGAAGCGGTCTTCCGCTAAACGGTCTCCTAAGAAGCGTTCCGCTAAGAAGCGTCGTTCTGCAAAGAAACGGTCTTCCGCTAAACGGTCAGTGAAGCGTCGTTCCGCAAAGAAGCGTTCTTCCAAGAAGAAGCGTTCTTCCGCTAAACGGTCTGTAAAGCGTCGTTCTGCTAAGAAGCGTTCTTCCAAGAAGAAGTCTTCCGCTAAACGATCTGTAAAGCGTCGTTCTGTAAAGCGTCGTTCTTCCAAGAAGAAGATGTAAATCTTTCAGAATCAAATCTTTATACAAATCTTTTTATGTCGAGTTATAACATAAAATGGTCAAGAAAGCGCTTTTGGTAGGAATTAATTACAAATCTTCACCCGAGAATGAATTACGTGGATGCATAAAGGATGTACAAAACATGAGGGAGATTTTAACGAACAATTGCGGTTACTCTTCAACTAACTTGCGAATGTTGACAGAGGAATCTCCAATCAAACCTTTACGTAAGAACATAGAGGACAATATTGCGTGGCTCGTTTCAGGATGTGTTGCTGGAGACACCCTTGTATTTTACTATAGTGGACATGGGGCTTTTATAAAAGACAACAACGCAGATGAGACGGATGGGAAAGACGAGGTCATCATTCCTCTTGATTACGAGAAAGCCGGTGTAATTACGGACGATTATTTGCGTTCTAATATGGTAGGGAAGGTTCCAGCAGGCGTCACAATGTGGGCATTTACGGACTGTTGTCATTCGGGCACCATGATTGATTTAAAATACAATTACAAATCCATGTGCAAATACAACAAGGGGAAAATAGTCAAGGGGGTGCCTTACAACTTTCAGGATTGGTCAAATCAATATGCGATGAGCGTTGAAAAGGGGAATGAGACCCAAGGAACTGTGTGTTTATTTTCGGGATGCATGGATGTAGAGACCTCAGCCGATGCATATATTCAGAAAACTTATCAGGGGGCTTTTTCATTTTGTTTAATGGAGTTTTTAAAGAGTAATATGGAAACTAAAGATGGCAAGGTTCGGTTCAAAGGTGGGGTGGTGAAATTAAGAAACTTGCTCAAGGAAATTAATGCTCGCCTTGATATTAATGGATACGTGCAAAACAGTCAATTGTCTGTAGGCAAGGTGGGCGACGTTGACAAAACGTTTGACTTGTGAGGTCTGAACGCGAAATCGCGTTTACATCAACGTATGATTACGTAACGTACGTGAAAAGTACATTACGTAATCATTATAATATTAGTGATCAAACAATTTGCGTTGCATGCGTTCTTTGCGAATTTGTTATCAATTACTTACGTTTCATCACGTTTACGTTTATTTCTACGTTGCGAGCATTCACGTAATCGATGAGAGTAGAGACGCCCTCGAAATTGTGGGTAGAGCTGTCGCGCATGTTTTCAAGCAAACCCAAAACAGTCTCGTCATCCTCGTTCTTTGCTTGTAAGTCTACTCCTAAACTGATGAAACGCATTACACCTGAAACATCAACCGGTGTACCGTTCCCTCGGTCAGCTTGCAACTCTATCAAGTACATCAAGGGCGTTGTCCCAATCAAATCTGATGACGTATTTAAATCAATGGCACCGAGCTTGTAATAAAACTCAATTTCGTCAATTGTACTTTTCCCGCTTTCTACAAAGTTGTCAATTAATGACTTTATAGAAACTCCGACACCCTTTTTAGGTTTCAAATTGAGCAACTCGTACACCTCGCGCGTAGATTTGAACCCATGATCTCGTTGTATCAATGACTTGTATATGTAATCCTCATTGCTGCTGCAAACTTGCTTTATGTAGCTGTTGGTCGAGCAAAAAAAGTCAATCTCGTTTGGTTGAAGCTTCAAAATGGTTTCAAGTATCAACTCAGGGGGGAGTGTATCCATCTCACTTTACTTTACACACACACATAAATTAAATGAAATAATACACAAATTAAATGAAATTGAAACTCAAAACACTTGAACATCAAAAATGCTTTTGCAAGAAAACAAAACATACTCTGAACACCAATCAGACGAAACGTACTTTATCGTGAAGCTGCAAAGCAACATAACAGATGACGTTCTAAACAGATGCACAGTTCATATATTCAATAATGTTACCCATGTATACATGGATGAAAATGATGTCATTGTCCAAATTGTGATATACAAGGACACAATGGACACAATGGACAACGACGTCTTCTACAAGGATGCAGCCAAAAAACTCCTTTTGCACTTGCGCCAACAACAATAAAACTGCATTTAAAAACAAAATTACAAGTAGTGATAATAGTATTAGTACTTAATACACTATGAAAGTGTTTGCAAAAAAGGCGACTGCACTCAAGTATATTAAACAAGATCAAATTCTTTGCAATGAAAGCATCAAAAAGTATTTTTTGTTAAAAGACTTTGCACAATTTGGAGAGCTCATCAACTCGAGTGACAGTCCTACATTTTACGAGTACATTCCGTCTGATGTCCCTGTCAATTTGTTTTTAGACATCGAGATGTATCCTACTCAAGACGAATTCCATATGCACGAGGCCATTCTTCAAATCATACTTGACAAGATTGAGTCGTACCACACTGACAAGGGTTACGTGATGAGAAAGATTATTTTGCAGTCACATGCTGTAGCAAACGACATGCCCAAGTACTCGTACCATGTCATATGTCGTATTACAACACTCGACTCACACGTGTACTATAAAAATGTCAAAGAGCTCAAAAAACTGATTGTCTCATTGTTTCCAGACTTGGTGGGGAAAAAGATTATTGACACCTCGGTGTACAGAGAAGGTTTGTTCAGGACTTATCTAAGCACAAAAGACGGCGAATCGAGGCCACTTGTAAAGCACGAATCATTAAGCGACACCTTTGACATCATTGATACATTTGTATCCTATTGTCCAACGGATTCTGGCACTGTGTGTCAATTAGAAACATTCACACCAACAATTCCTATAGTCGACGAAATCATTCCCTACGGTTCCCCCGGTACCTCACACGACACACACGACACACACGACACACACGAGAGGCTTCCATTGAGCGACAAGGACAAAATAGTCATCAAGAGTTTTGTGCGCAAGAACTACAAGTACAAATCCGAGGACATTAGAGAAATCATCATTGACAAGAATTTAAATTGCATCATTGTGGCGCTTACGGACACATTTTGTTACAACGTGGAAAGGGAGCACAAGTCCAACAATCAGTACATTGTAATTGATGCGTACAGCTCCAAGCAAAAATGCCATGACATGGATTGCAAGGACTTTAAGCACGAAGAGATAAAAATAGTCAATTTCCCAAAGGAGCTCAACGAAATCATTTTAAAGTGTTTGAAGGTCAACAAGCAAGAGCAAGAGCTCATTGAGAGGGCCATTACGGAATGCAAGGATTACATAACCCAAAACTTTGATGAGAACTTGGACGAGATTCAGTTTGACAGGAATGCGATGGTGTTTAGGGGGAATGCGAGCAACACCAGTATGATTGCATTGAATGGCAAATGTTCTCATTGCAAACTCGAGCATCACATCACAAATACTGGTTATTGTCTAAAATGCAGCGTGTGCAACACGATTTATCCAAAGAATCAGCTCATTCCAGTGGACGATAGGTACAAGAACCTCAACAGCTTTTGGATGAATTACAATCAATTAGTCAACAACGGAACTGTAAACATCAACATTAGCAACTATTACAACAGCGAAGAAGAGTTTAGTTGCGACATTCAGCTTGACAATAGCATTTTCAGGAACAAGGAGATGACCAAGCTCTACAACCAAATCCTAGATGGTCACAAGGTTGTGTTGGTGAGCCAATTGATGAGCAAACTAGAGGTGGATTTCAAGTATACGAATGGTGAGTGGTATTTCTTCAACGGATCCATTTGGAAGCATGACAAGGAGTCCTTAGAGTTTAGGAAGCGTATTCTAAAGTTGTCCAACCAATTTTCGAGGATTCAGAGTCATTACGAGGCAAAAAAGGCGGGAGAGAATTCCAATGGAAACATCATTAAGAACATCAAGAGTTTGATCAACAAATTACACAAGACAGGGTTCGAGGACGAGATCATCAAGGGTGCCAAGATGTATTACAACGACGAGTCATTCATTCAAAACTTGAATTGCAAGAAACATCTGGTGCCTTTTTCAAACGGTGTGTATGACTTGTTGGCAAACGGGTACAGAAAGACTACAAAGGAGGATTACGTAAACCTTATATGCAATTACGAGTACAATCCCAACGTCAAGAATCCGGAGGTGTATGATTTCATTCGGAAGATTCTACCAAACGAAGGTGTCAGGGACTATGTGCTCAAAAAAATGAGCGAGTGTCTAAATGGGGACATTCCTAATACCAACTTTCTCATGTTTATTGGAGACGGTGCGAATGGCAAAAGTCAATTGCTCAATTTGATGAAGTTGACGCTTGGCGAATTGGCTGAAAAGGTTGAAGTCACCCTTCTTACGCGCAAACGCAATAATGCGAACGAGGCCAACACTGAAAAGATCAAGTTGATGTACAAGCGATTTGCATTTTTGAGCGAGCCCGAGGATGGCGAGAAAATCAACATTGGACTTCTCAAGGAGTTAACGGGGAGCGAGGAGATTGTAGCACGTGGGTTGTATCAAGAGTCTGTCTCCTTTGTCATGGAAGCCAAGTTGTTTCTAGCTTGCAACGACCTTCCTGAGATCAAAGGCGAGGACACTGCATTATGGAGGCGCATTCGAGTGGTTGACTTTCCCTCAAGGTTTGTGGATGAACCAAAAGACAATGGTGAGTTCAAGATTGACAGAACCCTTCCATCAAGAATGAGAGAGGACGTATCATGGAGGCAAACATTCATGAATATACTATTAGAGTACTACTACAAGGACGTACGAGAGCCACATGAAGTACAACTCAAGACAAACGAGTACAGAGAAGAAAACAATCCGTTCGTGAGTTGGTTAGATGAAAACATTATTTACGATATGACATCAGTTGTCAATCTTAAAGATATTTGCTTTTTATACTTTAAAAAGGATATCAACAAACGAGAAAAAACTAGAATCAAAAAAGAGGTAGAGAAATGGCTTTCAAAAAAGTATACCGACATTGATCATATCTGTAGAGACTCAAGATATAACGGAGATAAATATAACGGCTGGAGAGGGATTACAATTAAACAAGATGACTAAAAACGCAAACGTATGACATATATTATTATTAAAATCTCAATGAAACATAACTTTGCTTTCCCGATTTAGAAAGCAAAGACAAGATCTATCCTATTCTTTTTTTCTGTAATGGTTCATACACGCTTTCACTTTTTCCGGATTCTTGATATTGTAAAGGAGTTTGCTCACTTTGGAAGAATCATCTTTTCTCATAATGGCGAACTTATTCGTTACGATTAAATAAAGTCTCAGAAAATCGCTTTTGTTTAATTTCTCAACTTGGTCTTTTAGAATTTCGATGTTCATTTTAATGTTATAGATACTTAAGACTTTAAATTTGAACGCGTTTGGAGTTTAAACATATTTTGTTATAGAGAAATATACTCATAAACATCTACAATGCTAAATTTGTTCAAAAGCCCCAAAAAACAAGAAGTTCTAAAACAAGATGAAAGAAGCCTAATAGTGAAGCAATTTAAAGGGCTGAATATTCAAGTGTACGGGACATATGAAGAACCCTTATTTAAAGCGAAAGATATTGGTGATTTGCTTGGCATTGAAAAAATAAGAAAAACAATAGACAATTTGGATGAGTTATGCAAGATAAAACTCAACGCCCCCACTGGGGGCGTTGGCTCAAACAATGCGGACACATGGTTTCTCACAGAAGAAGGGTTGTATGAAGTTCTATTTATATCTAGAAAACCCATTGCAAAACAATTTCGCGCATGGGTTAGAAACATCATCAAAGAAATCAGACTCAGGGGGAAGTATGACCTTGAAGAAAAGCTTAAAGAACACCAACAACTGTTGCATGATAAGGAGTTAGAATATAAACGCACCCAACAAGAACTGCTCAAATACAAAGAAAAAACGTATGAAGAGATTGAGAAAACTGGTCACATTTATGTTATTAAAACTGACGGTGGGACTAAAGTAGGCAAGACAAAAGACACCGTTACCAAAAGAATAAAGGGTTTACAAACAGGAAATGTCAATGATATTGAAGTAATACTAGATTTTTCAACGAGTAATGCTGACCTTCTTGAAAAGTGCGTTCATTATATATTAGACAGATATCGTTGCAATTCAAACCGTGAATTCTTTGATTGCAACGTAAACTATATCAAGACCGTTGTAGAAGTGTGTGGAACAGTCATTGATACACTAAAATCGAGTTACCAACACATTTCAAAAGAAGAATTGGTGGGCAAATTGAAGTGTAAAGGTATTGAAGTGGAGTGCAGAATAGATGAGACAATGGTTCTTGAATCATCTGAAGTATGTGACTTTTACAATTGGCTTGAGGAAAATATTGTTCAAAATGACACCGCAGTGGTCAATCTAAAAGATATTTGTTTTTCATACTTTCAGAAAGAGATAAATAAAATGGAGAAATCAAGGCTTAAAAAGGAAGTTGAGAAATGGTTGTCAAAAAAGATTTCTGACATTGATCATGTGTGTAGAGACTCGAGGTATAATGGAGACAAATATAACGGCTGGAGAGGGATTACAATTAAACAAGATGACTAAAAAAAATTGTCAAAGTTCCAAGGCAGCCCGTGATAAATATAGATTGTCATGGGCTGTTCATAGTCCGTCATGGGCTTCATGGGCTGAGACCATGTTTCAGGCATGAGCTGAAAAGTGTTGTTACCATAAAATTCAGCCCGTGATGAAAAATATTTTGATGGAAAAATGTTTTTTTGACAAATTTTTATTTGACTTTTTCCATTTGTCATGGGCTTCATGGGCTGCCTCCATTCGTCATCGGCTATCATGGGCTGCTTCATGGGCTTGTGGGCTGCCTCCATGTTTTCAGTGTTTGTGTGGTTTTATTGTAATATTAGTTATTTATTGTATTATTTTCAAAAAATTTATAAAAAACAATAATAATGAATAGAAAAACAAAGGACAAAACACATATATGATGGATGAATAATACTCAACGTTTTGCCAAAATATACTGACAAAAACAACGTTGATAATGTAACTAATGTTGTCTAAATATATTGTTTTTTTTGGTGAAAATGGATTTTTATAGGTACCGTGTCTGTAACAGCGAAAACAAGGCGTATCTCAAAAACGCTCGTATGTGCCTTGAGCACAAGCGAAGAACAAGCGAAGCACAAGCGAAGCACAAGCGAAGCACAAGCGAAGCACAAGCGAAGCACAAGCGAAGCACAAGCGAAGCACAAGCGAAGCACAAGCGAAGCACAAGCGAAGCACAAGCGAAGACATGAATATAAACAAGTGAATAGTGATTTTAAAAACAAAAATATTGAGCAAAATGTATGACTCCCGGTGTGTGTGAGCTTAGTTTGGAAAAAAGAATCAATCAACAATAGTATATGCAGTTACCCTTCCGTGAAAACGTATAGTCCTATACAAATCAGGTGATTGTGTCATGAAAGTGTCTATTGTCATTGTATCAGATGAATACATCAAACAACTTCCAATCAAGTAAGTTGTTGACAAGTTTCATAGTATTGTTTGGTTTTTGCAGTATTGTCTAGTATTTTAAAGTATTTTACAGTATTGTCTAGTATTTTATAGCAACAGACGTGCCTCATCCCACGCGTGTTGCAACCCACGCGTGTTGTTAAATTACAAAGGCAAGCAATAAATGAAATCAGGTAAACATTGGGTAAAGTGTAGTAGTAATGGAGGGGGTACCTAAGTTACCTCAAGGTTACTCCAAAGTTACTCCAAAGTTACTCCAAGGTTACCTCAAGGTTACTCCAAAGTTACTCCAAAGTTACTCCAAGGTTACCTCAAGGTTACTCCAAAGTTACCCCAAAATTACTCCAATTAAGGTATTGGTAGCCTCAGTTACCTCTATTATTAATTTCAAACAATTTTCATAAACGGTTTTTCTCTATAGCCCCTATACGTTTTCTGTATAGCCCCTCCCCTATACGTTTTGTACGTTTTTTCTGTATAGCCCCTATACGTTTTATACGTTTTTTCTGTATAGCCCCTATACGTTTTATACGTTTTTTCTGTATAGCCCCTGTACGTTTTATACGTTTTTTCTGTATAGCCCCTGTACGTTTTATACGTTTTATACGTTTAGGTAAACTTAGGTACCTGAGGATAGGTAACTTAGGTAACTTAGGTAACTTAGGTAAACTGAGGATATAGAAAATATGGTAGCAAACGTTTCAAACGGTTCTTAGTAGTCCAAATACACAACCCATGAAAATAAAAAATTCAAGATTTTGTTGTTGTTCTTGCCCTTCGAAACCGGTTGCAAGCATTCCCATTGATATTAAGTATTTGTTGATTTTATTAGTACTTTTTTTGTTTGGTTACAATAGTAAAGATGATGGCAATTGTCATTGTGATTGCGTGTGTGTTATTTTTGGTACTTACAGGTGTTGCTATTTGGTATTTTGTTTTTAAAGAAAAGAAAGACAACAAGGCAAAATCACCTGTTGGTTCACCTGTTGGTTCACCTGTTGGTTCCCCCGTTGGTTCCCCCGTTGGTTCCCCCGTTGGTTCCCCCGTTGGTTCCCCCGTTGGTTCCCCCGTTGGTTCCCCCGTTGGTACAACACCATCTGCTTTTGTGCCATCAGATGAGTTGAAGGTTAATTTTACAACGGCAGGGGCATCTTTAGCAAACCCAACGTCGGGGTATTATGATTGTACGGAATCAAATTGTACATGTCCGGATCCTAGTAATTGTGCACAGTTTGGTGGTAAATACAACTTTGGTTTCAAAAATATAACACAATTGCGTGGATGGAGAAATCGCACGCCGTGCCCGGGTGTATCAGAGGTCAAGAAAACCATGGTTCACATAAATGCTAATAATGCTTTTGTTGTGAAGGCTCCATTTGGGAAAGGTGTGTACAAAGTTACTATTGGTGTTGGAGACTGCCATTACATATCATTCCCCGTCTTGACGTTAAAATCGTCTACGAATACTGCAAGTTTAGTAGCATCTTCAAGTTACCCTGCGACGGGTTTAAATGGAAGTTTAACAGAGTTTTCAGCAGAAATCAGAGTAGTGAATGACGGTGACACTATAGAGATCTATGATCCTAGGGATGTTGTGTCAGGCCTTGGAACAGGGGAAGAAAGGGTTGTTGGAATAGCAGACCCCCAACCTACACGAATTACAGAAGTAAGACTTCAACGAATAAGTCTTTAAGGTTCAAAGTGTAATTTGCGAATTAAAAAATTAGTTGCACATAATAAGAATGAATAAGCCAGCAGCAATCAAGTGCAAGACCGACTTTGACTATTTTGTAAAGAGTCCTGTAAAGTTTGCCAAGTTTGTGTTCAAGAACAAAGGGTTGACACCGTGTGCTTACATTCAAAAGATGGATGAGTCATCTCAAAGTTCTCTACAAAAGGTTGATTGGAAGATTGCTCTAAACACGAATCAGTTTGGCAAAAGGCGAAAGTAAACAAGCGAGGTTGCGTTGCAACCGCATCTTTTTTCTGAGGAGTTTTATTATAATACGACTTTTATTATAAAAAATAAGAATGGTTCAATTAGAGGTATATGGATATGCGAGGTCAACTTGCACTCAGCGAGTACTGATTCTGCTTGAGGAGTTAGAGTTGAAGTATTCATTCAACGAGGTTGACATCACTGCCGGGGAGCAGCAGAGCAAGGAGTACCTTGAGTTGCAGCCCTTTGGTAAAGTTCCATACGTGGTTTATGGAGATCGTCCGCTTTTTGAGAGTCGTTCTATCCTAAGATACATTTCAAAGTTGAATCGCGACATTGAGGATTTCCATGGCGGCGTGAACGTGGACATGTGGCTAGAGGTGGAATCTCAAAACTTTAGTGGGCCATCGACAAAGATTTTATATGAGCGTGCATGGAAAAAGGATGGGGAGCCGGACAAGTCTGTCATTGAAGCTAGCTTGGAGCAATTGGGGCGTGTTTTGGATGTGTACGAAAAGCGTTTGGAGCACCAAGATTACATTGCAGGGGATGACTTTTCCATTGCTGACATCTCCCACATTCCTTATATTTATTTGATGCTAAAGTATGGGTACAAGGATGTATACAAGACTCGTCCTAATGTTTACAACTGGATCAAACTCATCTTGAGACGTCCAGCTGTACGCAAGGTGATCGAAGTAACAAAGTAACGGAGTAACGAAGTAACTGAGCAACGAAGCAACGAAGTAACGGAGTGTACCAGGCGTATATTTGAATTTAAATTTGAGTGTTTTCGATTTAAATTCAAAGAAATATTGTTATTATTTTAATAACAAGGTTAATAAAGACAAAGATGGAGATGTTAAGAAGCAGTATCATAGGTCGCGAGTTTGTGAATTATCGCAAATCCACGATGAAGACTGACAGGGTAAGGTTTAGCAACAAGGTGCGGAGTCAGGGTTTAGGCAATGTACCGATAGTGATAGATTCAGTGGACAATTCACTTGGGCAGATGTTATCGACAAAGGAAGGTCGTGAGCGCAATTATGGGATTGAGTTGGTGATGCACATGGACAAGACAATAAGTGACGTTTTAAAAGAGGTCAAGATTATAGTGTTGCAAAAGGACATGGAGGAGATGTTTGTGGACAGCACATTGATTATAGGTTTGGAGGATGGGAGTATTCCTGAACTGACCACGGACCTAGGGACCATATACAAGAAGCACAGAAACAATGATGACAAGATCCTTTATTTACTGCTTACAAAGGAAAGGAGCACATACGGATACATCATGTCAATTATACGATATTTGACTCGGAATGTAATGGATGTTTGGAAAAAGTTTAAAAACGGCAATGTAAAGTCTTAATTTGCGTAAGAGTACCAGAATAACCAGAATTGATGTATCAAATTTGCCCAATGTGCACCCTTGTCTAATTAATTGCGTCTGTAGATTTTAGCGTACTTTCTACAGATGACATACACATTTTTAACAAATAAGAGCATGGTTGGATGGACGTTTTTGCTAGGTACGATTGACAAAATGTTGTTTAAACAGCAATTCGCCTAAGCAGTCAGGTGGTGGTTCTAAACGCAATATCGCGTTTGGACAAGATATTGTTGTTGGAAATGACGGGAGTGGTGTAACTAGTAATTCGCCTAAGCAGTCACGCGGTGGTTCTAAACGCAATATCGCGTTCGGACCTCACTTAAAGAAAGTGAAACTGAAAGTTAAAGGACACTAAATTACAGAATAACACAAAGCATGAGTTCATTCAAGACGACAACGACAGTGATTAATTTTGTGGGTGGACCATCGAGTGGGAAAAGTTTGATATCAGCGTTGACATTTGCCGAGTTGAAGATGATGCACAAATCATCAGAGTTGGTGCAAGAGTATGCAAAGACATTGGTTTGGAAGGAGGAATTTGAAGAGTTGAATTGCCAATTTCATGTAAGCATGGAGCAATACCGGATGCTCAAGGCAATAGATGGTAAAGTGGAGTATGCGGTGATAGATTCCCCATTGTTGCTGGGGCTGTACTACAACAGAGCCCATGCGACGAATGTCAGCAATGTAGAGAAAACGGAAAGCATGATTTTAAAGAAAATGCAAGAATTTCGAAACGTGTACATCTATTTAGAAAGGAATGACGAGTTTCCATTCGAGATTGCAGGGCGCATTCACGATGAAAGCCAAAGTAAGGAGATAGACAAACAATTGTTGCAATTGTTGCAAGAATTTGGGTTGGAATACTTAAGTGTAAAGTCAGACAAAGCGAGCATATCCAGCATCATAGAGTATGTTTGCACAAAGTACTCGAGTGTGGAGTGAATGAATGGACGAACAGATAAAAAATAACATTATCAATATTTAATTTCTAATGTTATTATATACTCGATGGCCTTAGTGAAGAGCACAAACCTTAGCTTGGCAAATGCTAAGGAAAAAGTTTACAAATTAGACGAAGAATGTTTTGTGAACAAGTTGTCAAGTTATGCCCAGAGTCAGTGCCACGGTGCTTATTCAACGCGTTTGGTCAGAGCAGAGTATACTGGACCGATGGTCAAGGTTCGCAGAGGAAGTGACAATGCAGTGTTGGATTTTTATGGAGATGTTGATGGAAATTTGGGAACACGCCCATTCGGAGCTGGAACAAGCCTTTTAAGCTGGCTGAATGGGGCAACGGGGTACGTTGGACAAATGTTCGACCAAAGTGGTTGGGGGCGAGATATTATTCAAAACGTTGACAATTCTTTCCAACCAGTAATTTCTTACAATGCATCGTCTAATACTCCACAGATAACTTACAACGGAACCACTCATTTCCTTGTTTCCCAGTATGGCACGAGAAGTCACCCTCCTGCGGCTCTCACTGGCAATTCTACCACACTTTCTTCTCAATCTCATGGCAATGGCACTTATATTGCAAGCGCAAGCAGCATTCTAAATGTTAATTATGATGCAAATAAAGCTTTTGACAACGATATGCGAAGCGATTGGCAAACCGAAGAGTCCCAACGGTATAATCCAACTACAGGTGTTTACATTGGTAATGCAACAACCACTGCAAACGGCATTGTGTATTCTGGGGAGTGGTTACAGATTCAGCTACCAACTGCGATTTGTCTTTCAAGTCATACCATTGTCCCAAAAGCAGGTTATTATGGAGTCTGGGCCCCCAGAAGCTTTGTTGTCCTTGGAAGCAATGATGGTTCGACATGGAACTTGGTACATGAAGAAAGAAATATGAATACGTGGGAATCGAACCAGATCCCCAAAACCTTTATCATAACCAAGGCGCCTCCATCTAGTTTCACTCATTATCGCATTGTGATTCGACAGGTAGGGCAGGAATCATCCAATCAAGGGTACGCCAGCATTGCAAACTGGAACCTTGAGAGCCGTGGTGTTCCCTTTGGTGGGGAACCGACCGTTGCGTTATTGTCCCCCGTCGGAATGTCGGCGAATTCCACAACCCTTGAAGGTGGAACATACAATGCGAGTGCAAGTTCAACATTGGCCGGGGGGTATGAACCGTTTAATGCATTTGACAACAGTGGTGTTACGTTTTGGCATAGCAGTGAACCAGTTTACAATGGAACAACAGGTCAATACACAGGTGCTGTAAGCACAACTGCAAATGGAATTTCTTATTCAGGGGAATGGCTTCAAATACAATTAGCATTCCCAATTGTATTGAGGCACTTGATGATTGGACCAAGAAGTGGAAATGAAACAAACAGGTCTCCTCGCAGTTTTGTAATTCTTGGCAGCAATAACGGCAGCACTTGGGATCTACTCCATGAAGAAACGAATGTCAATGATTGGGCAGCTCTTACAGCAAAAACCTTTGCAATTTTAAGAGCAGTCAATGCATATTCATTTTACCGCATAGTGGTACGACGTGTTGGTAACGCTGATAGTGGATCCGGCCAAACTTCTGTCCAAATTGCGGAATGGGGTCTTTATGGAAACATGGGATCAAAAAACAACACGTACGTTGTTGATTACACACCTGCACAAGTATCATCAGCTGCTGTATTGATGGATCAATCAGGTGATGTTATAGCTAGTAATGCTTCGAACGGACTATTTTTATGGACCGGAGCATTTAGAATGTATGCACAAAACAACGATGCGGCTTTTAATTATATTACATCTGGGGTACGAAGAAAGATTGTGAATTCAAACAAGTCGGGGGTCATTACTTTGTGTGACAACACTGCATTTTACAAGAGTTCTCTAACTGCTCCCTCACTCCAAAGCACTGGCACCCACGCCTTTGTAGTAGGTAAGCAAGTGAGTGGTTCATTTTTGTACACTGGTGTCCTCAATGAAATCATTGCGTTTAGTTGCGACCTAAAAGTGAGTGACGCCCTTGCTTACTATCAACCAAGCACAAGAACAATTGGCAAGCTTCACACTCAACCCAAGCTACAAATTGCAAATATCCCCAAAGACACAAACCCCATCCCATTGGGGAATATGCGTGTTGCATTGGATATGCAGCATTTTGTAGGAGTTGCAAACAACACGGCACTTAGCGGGACGCTTCTTGGAATCACAGCCGTAAATGCACCTACATACTTTAACAACGGGGGATATCGTCCAGAGACTCCGTATATCAATTTGAACAGAACGGACAACGAACATCTTAGTGTTGGGAGCACGGTGCTCAATGTAGCGTCAAATGGTGGGTTTACAGCAATTTGTTTAATACAATTCACGGGAACTCTTGCAAATTACGAAAGAATATTTGATTTTGGAAATGGCCAAGCAAATGACAACATGCTCCTTGCTCGCTTTGGCACTGGCGCCAATTTGACGTTCGGCTATTTCAATGGTACAGGGTATAGCGATGAGCTTGTAACATCAACGAGTCCTATTGTACAAGAGGAATGGGCTGTGTATAGTTGCAGGTATACAGCATCAACTAGGGTGGCCGAGATATTTAAGAACGGGGTGCTAATAGCAACAAAAACATTTGGAACCGCGATAACTGACCGCACCACAGCCAATAATTACGTTGCGAGGTCAAATTGGGCGGGAGATGTAAATGCAAACATGAATCTTGGTGGGTTCTACATGTATGATATTAGTCTAACAGAAACACAAATGGGTACTATAGCGAACCATTTAATCATGTCTACTATTACCACGGTGCCTTACAATGTGCCGAGCTACACAAACAACATTGTCACACGAGTTGGAAGTGTCCAAAGTCGAGACAATCGTCAAGCGAATTCAATGTACTTCCCCAAGAGCTATGAATCGTACATTGACATTCAAGACATGCCAGCGCCGCCTATTACAATAAGCTTTTGGTTCAAGACCGGGAGTTCCGCGGGCCAGCGCATTGGTGGGCTTACCAACAACTCCCGTGTAGGTGGTCCCATATTCATTTTGCTAAACTCTGGAACTGACTTGAGTATAGGTCAATCCACTGCGTATACATCATCCATTACGTGTGCATTAAACACATGGCACCACGTTGCAATCGCTTATGCCCCCAACAATGTATTTACATGTTATGTTAATGGCGCTCTCATTCCTGGAACGAGCACAGTGACGGCCGTGATGGAAAATCCGCAACTTTACATTTCGCGATTGATATTGGGAGCCAGCCCTGAGAACACGGATGGTACCAGCTTTGATGGATACCTTCATGACATTCGTATTTACGATTACCTGTTGAATTCAGTAGACGTTGCAAGGCTTGGTGCGGGATGGGACGAGAAGGACACCACAAGCATTGTAGCATTAAAGGAACCTAGTCAATATCTTGTCAACCGCACGAATTGGTACAAGAAGATGTCAGTTGCGCAAGTAACTGGATCTTACACGCCTGTACTTGGTTCGAGTGACCCCACCGTAGAGTATCAATTGGCAAGTTCAAGTGTATTAACTACATGTAACCACGTGACTCATTTACAAAGAATTCAAGACTACGACAGTTTTGTGTGCGCGTTTGAGATTTATACATCAAGTGCCAATGCGGATGCGTTGTGGTTTTATGCGGGCGCAACAACTCCTTCGACAGTCGAGTACCTTACACAGAGTGGTGTGAACATTGGGTTTGGGGTGTGGCCTTCAACTGTGGGCCGGGGCGTTCATGTTTTCACAGGTGACACTGCCAGGGCAACGACACGTGAACAGGATTGGAGGAATAGCAGCAAATGGACAAAGGTTCTTATTACATACAACAAGAGTGCTGTAGGCACTTGGACGATCAATGTGAGCGGTAGGGACGTTTTGACTTATTCGGACCCTAATCACTCGAGTTACCTCACTTCAAGCGGTAGTTATTGGGGGTTGGCTGCACGAACCGGCGGGCAATCTATGGATGCATATATTAGATGTGTGGAGTTGAGTTATGTACCTTCTACAACTACATTGTCAGCGCTCGTTCCAAGTAACACGATGATGTCTTTCCCCAATGGTCACATGTATAACAACAGTATTGTACAAACAAATTTAGTGGCATACTTTGATCCCACCCATCAAGCTTGTTATCCAGGGGTGGGCAACACGTTGACTTCACTTGTAGGTAGTGTTACGGGCACCTTGAACGGAACATATGGTGTAGATGCAGGTGGGATACGATTGTATAACTCCAATAGTGATTGGAACTCAAATGCAAGTACATTACAGCTTTCAAGTATATCCAACATTACAACTGTATCTTTATGGTATTATCAAGCTAGTAACACGGCAAACATCCGAATGTTGTTGGACGCGCGAACTGGTATTGGTCTTAGTGAAGTATATAATTCAACAATTAATCCGCTATGGACAACGTTGTATAAAAATGGTGGGAGTGCACTGGCGATGACATGGGAAAACATTGAAACGGTTGGGGTGTGGCAGAATATTACATTGATTACAAGCACCCCTGGTACAGATGACCTTACGCTGTTTGGACACTACCTAGCTACAAAAGGTGGGCTGGATGCTATTTTTGGTCCGATTTTAGTTTACAATAGGGCGATTACACAAGCAGAAAACTTGCAAAACTTCAATGCAATCAAAGATACCTTAGGCACGCCTTACAATGCAAGTTCAAGCAGTCAATACAATAGTTTTAGTGACCCTGGTTATAATGCTGGAAAGGCATTTGACGTTTCCTCTTCCTCAATTTGGGTTTCCGGTGCTGGCACATACAACTCTGCCACTGGCGCATACACAGGCTCTGCGTCTACAAGTGCTGGTGGGACAACTTACTCAGGGGAGTGGCTTCAAACACGTTTGTCTCAACCCATTGTACTAAAAAATTACACAATCACACCTCTACAATCCCCCTACCCCCCTGGCTATGCACGCGTCTCACCAAGAAGCTTTGTTGTGTTGGGTAGCAATGATGGAAGCAATTGGACACTCGTTGATGATGAAACTGGCATTACAAATTGGTACCTTTCGTCGAAAACATTTGAAGTATCCCGTACACCTCAGGCTTTTAGCTACTTCCGCCTTGTCACACGTGAAGTTGGTAATCTCACAAGTGGGGGGACAGGTCAATCAGAACTTGTTATTGCTAAATGGGACCTCAATGCTTATTCCAATACACCTACAGGCACCAAGTATCCTATTGGGTCGCTCTATTCCGAGTACCCTTCTGTAGCATTAAGTTCCACATCAACCGCCGTTTCTGCTGAATCGTATGGAAACGGTTTGTACATTGCAAGCGCAAGTTCAAATCACAGTTCAACTAATTTTTCACCATTTAGAGCATTTGATAAGTTAAGTGGAGAGAATGTGTGGCATTCTAGCAATGACAACAAGTACAACACTACTACAGGAGCATACACCGGAGCCACATCGACTACTATAGACGGGTCTGCATATGCAGGTGAATGGCTCCAAATCCAACTTCCGAGTCCTATTACATTGAAGTCGTATACGCTTCGGCAACGCCAAGGATATAATCAACTTGCAAAAACATGGAAGCTTGTTGGCTCGAACGATGGAAGCACATGGAGGATACTTGACACTCAAACCAGTATCACAAATATAGAAGTGCAAAGCGAAGAACGTGAATTTACGGTGAATGCTACAATTGCGTATTCTTTCTATCGAATCATTGGCAACGTTGCTCAAGACACAGCTGGTGCATTTGTGGTAGGGGAAATGCGATTGTTTGCGAGAACGAGTATACCCGGTAATGAATTTGGTTGTGGCGAATACATTGCCACAGCGAGTTCCAATTTCTCAAAAAGTGAACACGTTATAAAAGTATTTGACGGGAGTACCGGGCAATGGACTCATTCTTCACAAGCTTACAACATCAGCGGAGCGTACACAGGAGGAACAACGACGACTGTGAGTGGTGTGTCTTACAGTGGAGAGTGGATTCAATTGCAACTTCCCTCTGCAATTAGTTTAACAAGTTATTTCCTTTATCAACCTAGCATACGAGCACCTAAAAGCTTTGTTGTGGCTGGATCAAACGATGGAAGCACATGGACTCTTCTTGATACCGAGACAGACGTCACTGGAGTGGACACTGGAAGGACATTTGCCACTACAGCTCTTGGAAAATACAGCTATTACCGGTTAATTGTTACAAAGGCCGTGAATGGAGTTTATGCTCTAGATTTTACAAGTGTCACTGAATGGGCATTGTATGACTCAAGCGTCAGTATGAGCGCAATTGCCGGGAAATCCAAAGGACTCATTGAAGGGCTTACCTGGAAATTTGCAAATGGGTACATGAACGACACTCCCAGCTATTTTGACACCAATGGATATCAAAAGATTGGAAGAACGAGTGACCTTACGAGTCTCGCAACAGCAACAAATGGGCAATACTATTCATCACTTACCATAGACAGTTTTTCATTAGAATTCACCGGCTATTTTAGGCCCATGGAATCGGGAATTCACACTTTCTACACGGTATCAGACGATTGTTCTTTTATCTGGCTTGGATCCTCAGCTGCAACAGCTTACACAACACTCAACTCCTTTGTAAATAATGGTGGAGTGCACGGCAGCCAGATGAGGAGTTTTTCAGTGTATCTTGTAGCTGGCACGTACTATCCAATACGCATTCAATTTGGAGAATCGTCTGGTGGTCATTCATTCAGCATGTATTTCAAGACTCCAAGTGGCACCACAATTACGAATGGATATGGATATTACTTCTCTTCCATTGGAACGAACAGTGCATATCCGGCAGAGAGCGCTCGTGTCATCAAGGACCTCACCAATACCAACGTGGACGGCGTGTATTACATAAATTGCAATGGCGTATCCGAGCCGACGTATTGTTTGATGAATGACCGTTATGACGGAGGTGGCTGGATGATGTTGATGAAAGCCACTCGGGGCACCACCTTCCAATACACTGCAAATTATTGGACAAGTGCAAACACGCTGAATGCGACGGACGTCACCCGTTCAGACGCAGATGCCAAATACAATTCGTTCAATTACGTTCCTGTCAAGGACGTCATGGCCATATTCCCCGACGTCAGTTCTAGCACTTCCACCAATATATACGGTAAGAATGGTGGATCTTTGAACCTTGAAGATGGGTGGTGTTGGAAAGTCAACAATTGGAATGGAAGTTCAAAAGCAACTGCTCTTGCAGGCTTTTCAACTTCTCGTGACGCCTTCCCGGCAAACCCTTTTACATCTAATGGATATTCTTCAACTGTATGGTCAAGTCAGCCCGGCTCATTTGCCCATGTATTTGGTGGCGGAACTCATTTAAATGGTGCAGATGGATTTGTACGTTGGGGTTACATTTTTAATAACCAAGGACCCAATGCTTTCGGGACAACCGATGTTGTATGCGGGATTGGTATTCCTGCATCAACAGTTTCAAGCAATGCAAACTACAGCGCTGGAGATTGCCCCAATATTGGGTCTGGAGGGAGCAAAACCATTGCACTTAATAGGAGCATGCGGGTAGAAGTGTATGGGAGATAATTTAAAATTCACGATTTACGTGTTAATTATTATATTAGTCATTAATAATAAACACTTACACTTGACTTGACAAAAGATGAGCTATCCCAATTTGCAAGCATCAACAATTGAGCACTCCACCCAGTTTTTTAGTCAACTAAGCGGCATAAATGAAAGTGTGACTCTTGGACAAATAAAAGATGCGTGCTATTCCCATGCCGCCCAAAACCTGAGTTATACACCTGCCGAGCCCGCATTTGTTTCCGGAATCCTTTTTGCGGAGGGGAAAACGGCAGAGTCTACATTTAGTCAAGAAGAATACATTAGCTTACAAGAAAAGTACCCTAAGCTTTGCGATGCTTTTGCTGCCATTGACACGAATCAAAGCGGAAGTGTGCTAGGCTCACAACTCATTTCTCATTACCAACCTCAACCCACGGCCAACCCGCCTGTACCAACTTCTTCATTTTGGCTTGAACATGTCAAAGAACAGGAAGGTCTAACGGACGAATCAACTTTGACACTAGATGAGTTTTTAACACTAGAGAACACATACAATTTCACAAGATATTGGCCGCTCCAAGACTAATCAATCTAGTAAAAAAATTGAATAAATGCTAAGCATTTGCGTAATGTGAAATCTCAAACAACAATTTGAACAAATGTCTGCTGCTACTACTACTCTCATTACAACCACCACGACCGCCGCACCCCCAGTTACTGTAAGTACTCTTGTATTGAGCGACAAGTTTCGCAAAGAATTAAGTAAATTTTTTAGATGGGCCGAAACGAACAAGTACGAGTTGACTTTAATTGAAGATGGCAAGAGTTGTGTTTGGAATGATGATTTGATCCAAGAATTCAAAGAGCCTAGTCGAAACAAGTTGGAGGTGTATTTAAGGAATGTGCTTGAAAAGTACAAGGTAACGCAAGGAACCGAGGATATTGTGGACCACAAATTCTTTGCCAAGGAATACAAAGACCAGAAAGACACCAAGGACCGCAAGGACCAAAAAGACCGCAAGGACCAAAAAGACCGCAAGGACCGCAAGGACCGCAAGGGAACCAAGAAAGAGGAACACACGATAGAGACGAGCGAGACCATTAATTCAAAGGATACATCAGATTTCACATACATTGACACGCTCCCTTGCACGACGGAGGAGTTGGTGAAGGCATTTGGACAACCGCTGACGAACACTAATCCGGAAGATCACAGTCGGTATGAATGGAAAGTGCGGATTGGCGGAGTTATTTACAACATTTATGATTGGAGGGATTCTAGTCCATTTGAGGCAGCGACGTGGCACATTGGCAAGCAAGAGGAGAGCGACTCCGCTATCAAATTGTTAGGCGAGTACCTTTTGTCTAAAGTAGACAAATTAGATGAAAAAGAAGACCTGGACACGAAGGGGACAACCGGACTAGCGGAGATTGATTTCAACGACCTTGAGGAGATTGATTTTAGCAAGGTAGATTTTTAGAATAGTTTTTGATGAACCTTTTAACCTTTACATGACCACCAGCATGTAAAGGTTTACTTTCATTTAGGTGCACTTTGCATACACATTCGCAGTCGCTCGCTTTGCTCGGGACAGCTCACTCACAACAGACGCACACGACTAGCGTCGTGGCTGGGCGGGCGATTTTTCACTTTGGATGGTCATAATGAGACCATGTTTTACCCCAAAAATCACAAGTTGAACAAAAATGAATTTGAATGGCGAAAAGGGATTATTTAGATGAACAAGAGAAAGTGTTTGGAGCAAACAATCAAGGGTTTTCATATTATGAATTCAAACCCGATTGTTGAGCGCAATTGGGAGGAGGTATTTGTACAAGCGCAAAAGAGGGCTGACACTAGCAATAGCATAGAGTATGTGTGTGGCAATCACGGATCAGGGAGTGATTGTACTGTTGGGGGCGTGTCATTTTCGAACAAGACAAGTAGAATCCGAAATGGCAAACTGTCAATATCGTCTTATAGATTGACGGGGTGCCGCAACAATCTAAAGGCAATAGTGAATGAGATTGACAATGTTCGCAAGAATTTTGATTATTATGCCTTGTTGGCCAGAGAGGAGCTTCCGGACGTGTATATATACAGGTATTACAAGATTCCTAGTCATTTTTTCATGGCCAAGGATTTTACATGGGCGAAAAAGTATACGCGCAAGGGAAAGTTTTCAGGATGGAAGACGCATGCATTGAAAGGCATTCGTTTAGACATTACCGAGTGCATGTCAAGTCAGCTCTGGATTCATTTGAACACACATGTCATTGCAAAGTACCTTGAAAACACGATCAAGATTTCACGAGAACAAGAGACAATGTCATTTGCCGAGGTGTATGAGCTTGTGCACAAGCACAAGCACAGCGAACAAGCAAAGTCAACAACGAAAAAGCGCAAGCGGAGTTGAACAAGTTAAAATTCAACTTAAATTTTAATGTTGATGCGTAGGAATGGAAAAGGACATCATTTACCAAAAAGATTGCATAGAGGGCATGAAAGAGTTGCCGAGTGCATGTGCCAACGTTATCATTGCGGATCCACCATACAACATTGGCAAGGATTTTGGGAATGACAGCGACAAACAAGGCAAGCAAGAGTACTACAGATGGTGTGAAAGATGGATTGACGAATGTTTGAGGATACTCAAACCAGATGGAACATTATATATATACGGTATTTCAGAAAACTTGTCATACATAAGAGTTAGTTTAGAGCCAATCGACGGGCCGCCCAAGTGCAGTGTTCGATGGATAATCTGGCATTATACCAACAAGGTCGTTCCTGGTTTGAAGTTTTGGCAGAGGAGTCATGAGAGCATCCTTGTGTGTTACAAGTCATCGAACAAGGTGTTTAATAGAGACAATCTTCGAGAGGAATACACGCGTGGGTTTTTAAATGGGTGTGCTGGGAAGGAGCGTCCAAGTACAAAGGGGAGGTTTAGTAATGGTGAGAAAACGACAACGTACAATGCACACTCTCTTGGAGCGTTGCCCCGAGATGTCATCAAGGGGATACCGACACTTGCGGGCGGTGCTGGAAAGAAGGAGGGTGTGAATCATCCAACGCAAAAGCCACTAAAGTTGTGTGAAAAGTTACTTAAGGCATGTATAAAGGAAGGAGAAGAAAACGTATTAGTGGTTCCTTTTTGCGGTTCTGGGAGTGAGTGTGTTGCAGCTGCGCAACTTGGTATAAGATATGTAGCATATGAATTGAATAAAGATTATATAGACGTGGCAAATGAACGTTTATCAAAATGAAGATTTAAAGCACACATTTAAAGCACACCAAAAAACAACTGAATTTCTATTACTTGTGACTTTTTTACAAGTAAAAGATGTACGAAACTTCAACAAATTTTGACGAATATCGTGGACTTTTGGAAGAGTATGGGATACCTCAAGTTGATTTATCTAAAAGTCAAAAACGTGCTTTGGACTTGTTTAAAGCTGGCAAGAACGTGTTGATAATTGGGAGTGCTGGTGTTGGCAAGTCGTTTTTGATAAAGGAGATGAAGTATCAAAGCAAACAAAGGCAGATGGTAGTGACAGCCACGACGGGGATTGCTGCTTACAACGTAAATGGGCTTACATTGAACTCTTTTATGGGGGTTGGGACGGGAGAGCAGAGCGTCGATATTTTAATTAAAAAGGTGCAACGGAAGAGAGGTGTGCGAGAGCGGATTCGCAGCACAGACATCTTGGTCGTTGATGAAGCGAGTATGTTGTCGGCAGAATTGTTTGAGAAGATCAACTTTATATGTCAAGCAATCCGAAAGAGTACGGCGCCGTTTGGTGGTATTCAAGTCATATTATCTTGTGATATGCTACAGCTATTGCCGATATTCAAACGCAATACGTTTGGAACCACTTCACAACAAGACACGAGGCTACTCATCGAGTCGAGCGTGTTCAAGAAATACTTCAACGCAGCCAACACAGTCACATTATCCGAGAATTTTCGTCAGACGGGAACAAAGTTTAAAGAGACCCTTCTTCGCATTCGCATGGGAGAGCACACGGATGCTGATGTAGAGCTATTACGAAGCCGGATGATATCGAGGGTATGTCCGAGCGAGGCGTCATTGCAAGATGCGGTGCATTTGGTATCATCCAATCGTCAAGCACAAGCTATCAATATGAATAATTTAAACAATATTGATGATGAAACGATTGAATATAGATCGGTGTTTTCGGAGAGCGGTGACAAGGAACTATGTGTAGAGTTGACGCGGGAGCTTCAAAGTCAATTCGAGCTAAAAGGCATCAACAAGGTTTGTTTGAAAAAGGGGGCACGAGTCATGTTGATCAAGAATTTGAGTGTGGAGGAAGGGTTGGTCAATGGTTCTGTGGGGACCATCGACAAGTTTACGAGCGATGGGTATCCGGTAGTAAAGTTTGACAATGGGGTGACGAGGGAGATTTTACCTGTCGAATGGGAGATTGAGTTTGGGGACAGCACATCCAAAGCGGTGCAAGTGCCATTGATGTTGTGTTGGGCGATTACATGCCATAAAAGTCAATCTTTGACATTGGACAAAGCGGTCATGACATTAGGAGATGCGTTTTGCGACCATCAGATATACGTGGCTCTGAGTCGAATTCGGACATTGGAGGGACTTTTTTTAGAAACGTTTGATCCGAAAAAGATTACTGTGAATGAAAAGGTCAAGGAGTTTTTAAGCACAATGGCTTAATTAATTGCAAGTCCCGGCGCATTGTGAAATAGTTAAGCTAATTAACAGCATTTTTTATGTAGCGTATAACTAAGTAGCCATGAGTAAGATTCCTCTAAAAATCCACCAGATATGGTATCAAGGCGAGTCGAATGTACCACCCCACTTGCAAGCGTACCGCCAATCATGGATAGACATCCATCCCAACTATTCTTTTGTTCTTTGGGATAAAGATAGCATTGAAACCCTCATAAAGGGCTTTCCGCCTGCTATAAGCACATTGTACTATTCATACGAATTGATGATACAGCGCATTGATTTTGCAAAATATGTCATACTTTATGCATATGGTGGCATATATATTGACATGGACGTGAAATGTTTACAATCTCTAGATACAATATACAAGAAGCACCCCGACAAAAATGTGATTCTTTCCCTTTGTCCATACAACTTTCTCCATTCTTTGTCCCTCGGTCTTGTGGGATTGCGTCTCAATGAAAACCTTATTAACAATGGAGTTATAGCTTGTACACCACGCCATTCGTTTTTGCTCAATATAATTCGACAGGCGGAAACAAATAGACCCACCGTTTTCAAGGCTGTTTCAAGTTTTTTACACATTTTTTACACCACTGGCCCTGTCATGGTCACACACGCCTTCCGTAACACCAAACGACGAGAAGATATCGTGGTGTTAGATAATACATACTTTGAAGCATGTGACATTGACAGTGTTAAAAACGGGTGCATACCCCCTTCGCATGCGGTTGCCCTACATGTATACGAAGGATCTTGGCATTCTTCCAGTGAGAAATCAGTCGTAAACATGTATTTCTTTATGGAGCGAAATAGCAAGACTCTCTTGTTCATTCTGTTTATAATGTATATCATCTTCAGAACACCTACAAACAAACGCCGTCTTTGAAGTCGTGTTTGAAATTTGGAGTAGTGTGGTTCAAACGAATTTCTGAAAATTATAATATTGATCCATTTCAGTCACGCAAAAGATGTACGAATACGCATATTACATTGTTACTATACTAGTAGTAGCAGTCGTTTCAGTAGTGGCAGTCGCGTTATACTTTTCAAGGACGAAAGCACCACCTTCAGGGAATTTGACTCGTGTTGAAAGGCTGATAAAAGAACAAGCTTCATCGCCAACGACGGAGCGATACGAGAATACAAACGAGACCGTACCCAATGCAAAGATGCTAGAATTATATGAAAGAATGTTTACAGTATTGCCTCCAGCCTTGAAGGAGTTATTAGATTGCAATACAGCTAGATCCAATAGGAGTCACATGTATAGTCTTGTGGCTTGCATTTTATCCAAGATAAAGTGGTGGAGAATGACACCACCGTCAACGTCAGACCAAAACAATCCAATAACCGAAGAGCAATTTCACGAGTTGTTAGTAATTTTGATTTGGATACGTTTCATGATTGAGCATGACCTAAGCGATATTGTGCAAATATTAACGTATGAGCCACAAGTATCAGGGACAAACGGTGCTATTAAAATCGTGCATCCACAATTCAAAGAATTTTTAGAGGTTGCACTCGCACGCAAGCGGAACCCTGAGAGAGGTGCAACAAGCATTAGCACAGTAGAGGCACAGGGTAAGGCCGAATGGCTCGAAAGAGCGACCGCCGGCCTGGCAATCAATACTATAAAGATTCAAGAATTTGTGAGCTTAATATTAGAATTTTCATCCAGCTTGGCTTCAGATGGGTATACCGGGTATAATGCCAAGTGTGGATGTGATTACGATGAGAAAGCATCTGCCGCATCGGCCCTTCTTGCAAGGGAGGCAAGGGTTGCTCTTCTGGAAAGTGAGCAAAGGGCTGCATAAAAGAGGGGTTAACGACATTTTGAATGGTAGCGATGCTACCAGACAGCATGCACACAGTTACGTGGCGGATTTGATAGGCGAATCAATAACCGAAAGTTGTTACTTTAATGTCTAGAATGATTCCGTCCCCGTCAATGTAAATTTCATACGTGGGACCGCCCTCGTTTGTCCCAAAGGACCTAATGCGTGCACCATTTTCATAGATAATAGTGCACTGGTTACGCACTATGAAGATAGGCTCGGCTTGGTGTAATGGTTTATCAATAAATGTCCCAACGTCCATTTCTTGAACAAGAAACAACAATTTTAAACCAAATGTGCTAGTGTGTACTCGATAAACTACGCTTCAAACGCACACCACTTCACGCAAAGCTCCCAGACAGCTATGCACACAGCTACACACCATTCGCAAACGCACACGGCCGCAGTCAGCTGCTTCGCACACCATTCGCAAACGCACACGCCCGCAGTCGGTAGCAAAGCTCCCAGACAGCACTTTTCGCACACAGCTACGTGGTGGCACACTATGCTCCCAGACACCACTTCACGCAGACAGCTACACACCATTCGCAAACGCACACGCCCGCAGTCAGCTTTGCACACAGCTACGTGGTGGCTTTGCACACAGCTACGTGGTGGCTTCGCACACCACTTCGCGCACACGCCCGCAGTCGGTAGCAAAGCTCCCAGACAGCTTGTCGTGGCTGGGCGGGCGACATTGTGATGAAACATGCCTAAACGCCTCCATAAACTGTACGAATGCGATCGAATAGACAAAAAATGAGATACAAAGAGGGAAGCTTCTAAAAAGACTTCCCTAGACATTTTTTGTGTCTATTCAATAAGAGTCAAGGGGCTCCGCAGGAGCATGATCCACTGAAATATGTAACAGAATCAATT